AAGCTTAGGAGATACGCAAATGACAGGCTGGACGAACCGCGGCAAGCACCGCATGTTGAACGGATGGTTTCGCGGCGCAGCGATTCCAACTAACTTTTTTGCAGCGTTGATCACTTCGGCTGCTGCGCCGGTAGCCGATACAGATACGTTCACTGAGCTAACGGAAATCGCTGCAGGTAACGGCTATACGGCTGGCGGCATCTCGCTAGCGCGCAATGCAACCGACTTCGATGTACTCACTGAAGACGATGCAAACGATCGTGCTCTGATACAGATCAAGGATCTTGTCTGGACAGCCTCTGGCGGTTCGTTGCCTGCATCCGGCAATGGCGCGCGTTATCTTGTTGTCACTGATGACAATGCAACGCAAGCGAATCGCGATGTGTTGCATTTCTTCGATCTAACTTCAGATCGCAGTATTTCAGATACGCAGACGCTTACGCTGCAGAATGCAGAGATCCGAATCAACGAATCGTGATAAACAGGAGCACGCAGCTATGACAGCAGTAATCGACACTACGCTAGATGATGATCAGGTAGCGGCGCTGCCTGATTGGGCCGAGTACAACGAAGAAACTGGACAGATCGTTGTTGCGCCGAGTGCAGTATACCCAGCAATGCTCGATAAGTTAGAGATGGGCAAGAATGCGTTTAGCGTCGAAGTTGCGCGGCGCTGCGCAACTGAGATACTGCGCCGCGCAGTTGGGCGCTTTCGCGTTGAGCGCTATACGCGCACGAACAAGCCGCAGCTACTTGCTGGCCCTGGACTCAGTTACGCAGAAGCAACGCGCGTGCTCGCGCAGTATCTGCCGGATCAGCGTTGCCGAATCATGATGGATGGCACGCTCGCGCTGCGTATTACGAAAGACAATGCTTGGGCGCTCAAGAATCTCGCAGCAGATGAAGAAGGGCGCACTGCAGAGCAGGGCGCAGAGAAATGGGCTGATTATTTTATTGTGTAATCAGTGTTTCGTGTGACTGCTGCGTAGCGAGAAGCGCTAATGGCTATTGTTGAATCCAAAGTATACCGCGTGCGCGTGCAGCGCGATGGCTGGCAGTGGGTAACAGAGCACCATGTTGACCACACCGGCAAGATCCATCCACGCCGTGGATATTACGACCCGGACTATGATCCAGCATCCGGGCTTAACGCCCACGCGCGAGAGTTGGATGAGCAACTCGTGACAGGTGAACTGTGGTACGGGCTCGGTAAGGTGCGCGATAAGCGCTGGCATCCGGACGACGTGCCGCTCAAGCACAACTCGCGCGGCGCGCTGTATCGCTTTTGCGTGAAACGTTTGGCAAACGCAGATGCGAAAGAAGCGCTGCGCTGGCTGCCGCTGGTCGATCAGTTCAGCGATGCACAGATTGCGGGGCTGCTGGGCGTAGCAGAAAGCGTGATCACGGATTGGCGTGCACGGCTGCATGAACTCGCCAACGCGCAAGCCATACTGGATGCCTACGTTGCGCCAGTCGGCCCGTACCCAGAGGTAATGGGCGATGGCTGAGCGCTACTGCGATTTAGATCTAACCGGCGGTGGTAACGATGGCCTAGCTTGGGGCAGCGCTTGGGAAACGATGGCCGATATGTTGGCGGGGCTTGCCAATGGCGATACGTGCTATTTGATTGGCACAGAGACGCTGACGGGCAATCAAGTCTATAAGTTCCCGACTGGTGACATCAGCAATCCGGTGCGCATTGTTGGTGTCACGACGCGCACGTCGCCGCCCGTCACTGCGGATGTGGCGAGCAACAAAGCTGGCGATACGTTGCCGGCTATTGGTTCTTCCGATAATGGGGACGTGGACTTTGGCGGCGATGCACACATTGTGGGCGTTGATGTAGTTTCAGGCACGGGTGCAATTCAGGTACAGCACAGTGGCCACGGTAATATCGTGTTCGAAGATTGCCGACTGGAAACCGCTGCGCTTGAACTCGGCAACAACGAAGAGTCGGGCATGGTCACGAACGGCACGACAATTGAAGCGCCTTCCGGCGCTAATGATATCGGATTGTTTCGGGGAAGCGAAAACCAAGAATACGCGATCGGCTTTGAGAAATTGACCCTCGGCGGCGGCAGCCCTACTTATGTGCAGCTCGGGAACAACCAGACGCCTGTTGGCACGATGATCGGAGCCGATCTGTCGAACATCAGCAATCGGTTTTACCAGGGCGCGCAGCGCGGCGGCAACGCGCGTGTAATTGGTTGTCGTTTGCCGGCGGGCTTCACTTTCACTGGGGGCTGGCAAAGTACTTTCGCGCCAGTGTTCGGCTCGCGCATCGAAGCGATCAACTGCGGCGTAGCGGCGCCCGGCGCCCTCGGCACGAACGACAGCGTGATGACGTACCGCGCTGAGCAGCGTTTCGGCGTGGTGATGACGAGCAATGTCACGTTTCGCAATGACGGCGCGGATGACGGGCTCGGTAATCAATGGAGCTACGTGCTCGAACCCGATCCGAATGTTGGGCGCCCGAGCACGTATTGGGGCTCGTACACGCCCTGGATGCAGGAGTGGATCGCAGGCGATGGCACCACGAGCTTCACCGTCGCCGTGCATGTCGTGAACGACGGCGGCAGTGACCTGACGGAAGAGGATGTTTGGATCGAGGGCTTAATGCCCGCCTCGGATGGCAGCGGGCGGATGGAGTTTTTCACGTCGCGACTCGCGATGCCCGAAGATGGAACACCCGCTACGCTCACGGACGTACCCGATGCAGATTGGACCCTCGACGCAGGAGAGGGTGCGGCGAACGCGCAGAAGCTGGAGCATTCGGGCCTCGTGCCCGCGTACCAAGGTCTCGTGATGGTGCGCTTGTGGTACGCGCACAATAGCGCGACGCCTACGCTGTTGTACGTGGATCCGAAATTGGAGATCACGTAATGACCGCCAGAGTAGTGGTCACGGCGGAAGGATCTTCGATCTACGTAGACGCTACACGCACGGTTGTCGGGGCAGGTGGCGCTACGGTTTCCTGGTTCGTGGCGGCGGGTGGCGGTGGTGATGTATCAGTTGCGTTAACTGCGGCTACGTCTATTGGCGCAGTTAACGCAGCAACAGCAATACTTGGAGCACTTACGCTAAATCCTGTTGCAGTAGCCGCTATTGGCACTACTGTAGCGCCTATTGTTGATTTCACTACGCCACCAATTGAAGTATCTAGCGTTAGTGCGATAGGCAGTGCAGTAGCGCCTTCTTCGATACTTGGATCGCTAACGCTTGAAATTGTTGCTGCAGACACTGTAGCAGCACGAGTCAATCCAAGCGCAACGTTAAGCAGCCTCGCGCTAAACGTTGGTAACGTTACTGCGCTCAGTGCTGTGGTTAATCCAAGCGTGCAAGAAGGCAATCTGTTGTTGAGCGTCGGCAGTGCTGATGCTCTGAGCAGCTTTGCAAGTTTGTCTGTCTTGCTTGGTTCAATCAGTTTCGACATTGGTAATGTCGCAAGTATTGGTAGCAGTGTTGCACCGTCTGTTGTCGAGACAGGCGGCGGAGTCGCTATCGCAGCAGGCAACGTTGCAGCGATCGGCGCTGCAGTAGCGCCGATAATAATATTAGGCGAGTTAGCAATTGGCGTTGGCAACGCTAATAGTATCGGCGCAGTTGTAGCGCCGTTAGTCGATACACCAGCAGGCATTGAGCTTGTGCTAGTGCCTGTTACTGCGGTAGCACTTACGCAGTTAGGCGCTGCAGTGCTCGGCTCAGTGAGCCAGACACCGGCAGCGAATACAGCAATAGCAGCGCATCAAGATCCGGCAGTGTCGGCAGATGCGCTAGCGCTATCAGTACCAGAAGCAGCAGCGATCGGCACTGTAGTAGCGCCTATAGCGCTTGCTAACAGTCTTTTGCTGCAGCCTGATGCTGTGTATGCGGTTAGCGCGCAGAGCGTGCCAAACGTCATACAAGACAGCATGATCGTTACGCTGCAGACTGCGCAGGCAGTCGCTGGTGATGTGCTTCCTGGTGTTTTGATTACGAATGCTGTTGAGTTTGTGTCCGGATCAGATGCTTGGTTGCAATCGGCGCGAGGGTTTGATTGGGAGCTTGACCCACGATCATTCGATTGGAGATTGCGCAAGTGATATCCTCTGTAAATCTACGCGATGCGACAACTGGATTGCGCATGCTGCAAAAGCATCCGGACGAAGATGTATTGCTGGACATTGACTGCACTGATGTGCTGCCAGTTGGCGCAACAGTAGTCAGTGTGCAGACAATCGAAGCAGAAGCGTTTGGACTAGTCACTGAAGTTGCAGCATTAGTAATTACTAGTCCGACAATCGGCGGTGGCGTGCGCGTGCAAGCAACGTATACAGCCGGCACGAATGGCGAGCGCTACTTGATTGAAGCAGCCTTCACTACATCGCGCGGCGATACGTTGATTGAGCAAGTTGTGCTCGAAGTTACGAAAAAGGCGGTAAGCTAATGGCACTCACGATCGATGCAACAGTAGGCGGCATAGCTACGAATTCGTATGTGACAGTAGCTGAAACCGATGCGTATCACGAAGAGCATTTATACGGCACAGCATGGACTAGCGCTGATGCAGAGAAGAAGAAAGCAGCGATTATCTGGGCCAGCAAGTTGCTTGACGATCAAGTTACGTGGCGCGGCTTCAAGTACAACTTGGATCAAGCGTTAGGCTGGCCACGATCGAATGCGTTTGATCGCGATAATCAGTTTATCGACGTGGATGAGATCCCGAAAGGAGTTAAACGTGCAGCAATGGAAATGGCACGTTTGTTGCTCGAAAGCGATCGCACTGCAGCCGCTGGCACTGAAGGCTTTAGTAAGATCAAAGTAGGCAGTATTGAGCTAGCGATTGACTCGAATGATCGCATTGATGTACTGCCAGATCATGTGCTCGCAATGTTGCAAGAGTTTGTTTTGCGCACGGCGCAGGATTCGACTGCGCGCTTGCTTAGAGTCTAAGCCTGATGGCGCTGAAAGACACACTGCAGACACTTGCGCAAACGGCACTGCGTGCAGCAGCGCTATCAGTGCCAATTACGTATGTTGAAGTAACCGAGCGCTCTAGTTACAACGCAACAACAGACGTATCAACAGCAGAAGAAATACATCATCCGAACGTGCCGGCAACGTTCGTTGAGTACACGCGGCAAGAGATTAATGCGAATGATGATATTGAGAGTTTTGATCGGCGCGTGCTGATTGCAGTGTTGGATATGCCAGTGAGTGCGCCAAAGAAAGGTCATCGCTTGATCATGCAGGATTTCAGCGCATGGCGCGTTATTGACGCGCGTACAGATCCTGCAAACGCAACATGGGACCTACAAGTGCGTCCAGGGGCAGGCTAATGAGTGTGCAAACATTTCAACGTGATCTGCAGCGCTTTGCGCAGAAATTGGATGTTGAGCATAAGGCTGCAACGAAAAAGTTTACATTCGATTTGCTGCGGCGGATCGTCATGAAGACGCCTGTAGACTTTGGACGCGCTCGCGCTTCGTGGAATGTTGGCGTGAATCGCGTTGATACTTCAGTGATGCCAGAAGGCACAGAGCTATCGCCAGCACAGGCAGCGCAAACAGCGTTTGATCGTGCAACTGCTGCGCTAGCAACGTCAGAGTCGCTAGATACAGTGTTCATCACGAATAACTTGGATTACATCGTGCGGTTAGAAGAAGGGCACTCAAAAATACAAGCGCCGCAAGGCATGCTGCGCGTTTCGATTGCCGAAGTACAAGCTCTGTCTGATCAAGTGCTGCGCTAATGGATCATGCTGAAGTAAGAAGTACACTCGCCGCGCGTTTAGCGAGCAATTGGACAGCTACGCCGATTGCTTGGCCTAACTATGATTTCGATCCATCGCGATTGAGCGCAGACGAACAGACAACAGGCTTTATACGTTTCTCGATTCAATTCGGCGCAAGTGAACAGATTGGCCTCGGCGGCGAGTTAGACAAACGGCAATGGCGAAACCTTGGCGTATTGTTCATACAAGTTTTCGTAGCAGAGAATTCTGGAACGAAACTCTGCATGCAACATGTAGATGCATTGAAGGAGCTTTGGCGCGGACAGCAACTTGCCGGCGGCATTCTTATCCGATCGCCAGATATTAACGTCATTGGGCGCGATAATGAGGGCTTCTTTCAAGTAAACGTTTCTGTAGCGTTCCAATGGGACGAATTCACTTAATCGGAGGATCTCGTAATGTCTGATTCCAGCCGCGTGCAATTACGGGCAATGCCCGAAACTGTTTGGGGCACTATCCCTGCTACTGCGCTTACAAACCTGCGCTTCACTAGCGAAAATTTGAAGCATGCAATCGCTACTACGCAGTCAGAAGAGATACGCAGTGATCGACAGATCACAGATCTCATTCAGACGAGTCAGGAAGGCTCAGGCGGTTTCAATTTTGAAATGTCCTATGACAATTTAGATGCTCTCTTTGAAGGCATCTTTATGGAGAGTTGGTCCAGCTTGCTCACTGTGACGGATACCGATATTAGCGCTGCTAATTCGGACAACTCATTCAATTCTGCAGGCGCAGGTTTTCCGGCGTTTGTTGTTGGGCAATGGGTGCGTGTTGCAGGTTTCACGGATGCTGCGAACAATGGCTTTTTCAAAGTTGTTTCGCGCACTTCGAGCAAGCTTGTCGTTACTGGCGCTATATTGGCTGATGAATCTGCAGGCGATAGTGTCACGATTGATAGCACGCAGCTTCGTAATGGGGTTACTGAAAAGTCATTCGTAATTGAAAAAGAATTTGCGGATGTAGGGAGTAATAATTTTCATGCATACACCGGGATGGAAGTGCAGAACTTCAATCTGTCAGTTGCAGCAAGCGAAATTGCAACTGGTTCATTAGAGTTTCTTGGTAAAACGTCGCAAGTTGCTAGTGCTACTACTGGTACTGGCGCTGCAAACACAGCGCCAACAAATAGCGTCATGAATGCGATGAACAACATCGCGCAAGTGCGAGAGAATGACGCAGCGTTGCCTGCTGGTGTCTTTATTCAGGAGCTTTCGATTGCGCTTGCAAATAACTTGCGCGGCCGGCCGGCAATTGGCGTTGTTGGGCATTCGTCTATTGGGCGTGGCCGTGTTGCAGTGACAGGATCGCTTACTGCGTATTTTAGCGATGGTGCTATGTACAGTCGCTATATAGCGAACACTGCATCGTCGATTTCTTTCCGCATGACGGACGCAGAAGGTAATTCGTACATCTTCACTATGCCGAAAGTGAAATTCACTGATGGTGAGATTCTCGCTGGCGGCGTTGATCAAGATGTAATGGTGTCGATTCCGTATCAGGCACTGATGGATCCGACTGAACAGTACACGTTACAACTCAACAAGTTTAGCGCTGCGTAATAGCGCAGTTAGCACGATTGCTCCGGGAAGAGCCGCCTATTTAGGAGGCTAAGTATGGATTTGTTGCAGGATTTTGGCACGTCGCCAGAGAAAGAAAACGAAGGCATCTGGATTGATGTAGGCGCTGATACGCGCATTCGTGTTGCGCGTTGGAACAATGCGAAGTACCGCCGACTGTTCGCTGAACGGATGCAGCCGTTCAACACGGGGCGCAAGCCAACTGATGAGCAGTCAGAAGAGATACTCGTGTATTGCATTGCACGAGCAATCCTTCTTGACTGGGAAAACGTTAGCCTTGACGGCGAAGAGTTGCCGTATACGCACGAAAACGCTGAGCGCGTATTGCGCGATGAGCGCTTGCGCGACTTTCGTGATTTCGTCGTGCGGCAGGCAACAAGCATGGAAGGCTTTCGCTATGAGAATTTGGAAGCCGATGTGGGAAAGTCACAAACTACCTGAAATGGAAAGCCGAATGGGGCGCGCGTGAAGATTGGTTCAGGGATCTAGCCGCCACCGGAATACGTATACCAGCACTTGAGCGCGAGCCAGTGCTAGATGATTGGCAGGTTTGGCTATGCAACGCGCATTTGTTCATGCTGCCTGCTGGCAACGATAACGGCATTGTGTCATTGCGCGAAGTGATCGACTATTGCGAGGTATTTGGTTTCAGCGATATTGAATACTTAGCTAAATTCACGCGCCAAGTATCCCTAGCGCTGCTAAACAAGGATCAAAACGATGGCTGATTTAGCCAAGCTTGGAATTGAGATCAAAAACCGCGCAGCTAATGCAGCCATCAAGGATAGTAAGCGCGAGTTAACTAACTTAGGTACTAGCGCTGGGCTTATGCAGCGCACAGTAACGCGATCGTTTGCGTTTATGCGCAAAGAAGCGATCGCGTTTGCTGGTGTCGCCGCAGGGCTTGGTACTGCATTTGCTTTTCTACTTCCAGCTACGAGACAGTTTGCAGAGTTTGAAGAGAAGATATCTGAACTGTCCGCAATCACTGGCGCAGTCGGTGCAGATCTAGAGTTTCTCAGTAATACTGCGCGCGAGTTTGGCGCTACTACTACGCTATCAGCAACGCAAGCGGCGGAAGCAATGAAGTTGATCGCTTCCGCTAAGCCTGAATTGCTTGAGAACAATGCAGCGCTTGCGCAGACAACGCAAGAGATGCTGCTCTTAGCTGAAGCAGCAAAAATTACACTGCCTCAAGCCGCACGCACACTTGGCGTAGCACTGAACCAATTTCAGGAAGATGCAAGCGAAGCAAATCGCTTCGTTAATGTGCTTGCTGCGGGCGCAAGATTCGGCTCTTCCGAAATTGTAGACACTGCGGATGCTATTCGTAGATCAGGCACTGCGGCTGCAGGCGCAGGCGTGTCGTTTGAAGAGTTGAACGCTAGCATTCAAACGCTTGCACGATTTGAAGTTAAAGGCAGTGAAGCTGGAACTGCACTGCGCAATGTCATTTTGCGACTTAGTGTTGCGAATGATCAAATCAATCCGAAGATAGTAGGCTTTAACCAAGCGCTAGAGAATCTCGGAGAGTTAGCGCTTTCAGACAAAGAAAAGTTAAAGCTATTCGGATTGGAAAATATACAGTTTGCAGATATATTGATCAATAACATCGATGTTGCTGAAGAGTTCAGAGAAAAACTTACCGGTACACAGACTGCGACAGAACAGGCAAGCACGAATACGGATAACTTAAAAGGCGATCTCAAATCGCTAAACTCTGTTTGGGAAGAGTTGAAGATCACTGTCGGCGAAGATGTTAATCCTACTGTGCGCTCCTTTATTCAAGTGTTAACGGATGGCATTGCGTTTGTAACGGACATGCATGCAGTTTTGCGCGGCTTTGCTGATTTCATGGTAGGCACTGTCGCTGCCGGTTTTATTCGTTTGCGCGCAACAGTGCAGACAACTTTCTTGGATATGCTGTCAACGATTCGTGAAAGCATGGGCGCTGCTGTTGACTTCATAGCAGATGCGCTTGATACAGCACGCAGTAATAAAGCGATCGGTTTCGGCGCTGATCTATTAGGGTTAGACCCAGAAACGTTGCGACGCACTAGCGAAGGTTTGCGTGAATATGCTGATAGTTTGAGTAACGAAGCAGCACCAGCGCAGCAAGCAATCGCAGATACGAAGCGCGATATTATCGAAACATCAGAGGCTGAAATTCTAGCGCTTGAACAACTTATACAAGATGCTGCAGATTGGAATGCCCGTAACCGCGAAGTAGCAGCTTCAAATGAAGCAGTAGCAGCTAGCCAAGAAAATGTTAATGATGCAGTAAATGCTGCCGCAGCAGGCACTGAGCGACTTGTCGCTGAGTTGTCAGAAGGTCTGCGGCAAAAGAAGATGGATCATCTCAAGGAACTTGCTGAAGACGGCGAGCGCTTGCGGCAGTCTGTGTTAACGCCGCTAGAAGAGTTCAACCAGAAGATGCGTGAAGTTGAAGAATTACGCGCAGCCGGCGCAATTTCTGCAGAGACTGCAGCGCGAGCAGAAGAGAAATTCCGTGAAGAGTTAGAGCGCGGAACAGCAAGCCTTGAAGAGTTGAAGACAACCGGCACAAGCGCATTCGATGAACTGAAAACTGCAGTAGAAGGTTGGAGCCGCAGCTTTGCTGATGCAATGCTAAGCGGCGAGCGCGGCTTCAAAGGCTTTGTCGATTCAGTAGTGCGCGAAATTTCGCGCATCGCATTAGCAAAAGCTACTGAGCCGCTATTCAATGCGCTGTCTAGTGGGCTTGAAACTTTCTTTAGTACGGGATCGTTTAACTTTGGCGGCGGTAGTAGTGGTGGCGGCGGCGCTGGTGGTGGATTCACAAGCTCATCAGGCTTAGGGCTAAGCAGCGCAAATTTATTCGCTAGCGGCGGTATCGCGCGCGGGCCTTCAGTTAATGTAATCGGCGAAGGCTCATCGCCTGAAGCGTTCGTGCCGTTGCCTGATGGCAAGACGATTCCAGTAACAATCAAAGGCGGTACTGCGAGCGGCGGCACAAATGTAAACGTTGATATCAATGTTGTGAATGAATCGAATGCTGAGGTTACTGCGCAAAATAACGGCATGCAGAATGGGCGCGTACAAATACAAATGTTAGTAAAAGACACGATCGATGCACTAGTAACCAATGGGCAGTTAGATAAAACGCTTAAACAAGGCTATGGCGTCGATCGTGCTGGGAGAACACGCTAATGTCTAATCCAGTTTGGCCAGCATCGCTACCGCAACAGTTTGAAGCAGAGGGTTACTCAGAAAACTTTGCAGACAATCAACTGCGCACGCGCATGGATTCCGGGCCGGAAAAAGTGCGGCGTAAATACACAGCAGAAGCGCGACAGATAACAGGGCAAATGTTCATGACGCTAGCGCAAGTTGCAACGTTAGATACGTTCTACACTATTACGCTAGTTGCCGGCACGCTGCCGTTTGATTGGGTGCACCCGCGCACGGCTGCTGCAACTGCATTTCGTTACGTAGGGCCGCCGACAGTGAACGCAGTAGGCGGCGGCGAGTTTCGCATTCGCATGACTATCGAGATCCTGCCATGACACTTTCTGCGACAGCCAAAGCAGCACTTTTTGCACAGCAGACAAGCGAAGTTCTGCTAGTGTGCTGCGTGATTGAACATCCAGATATTCCAGAGTCAGAACTCTTTTCTGCAGGCATTATCCGCGTAGTGCGAAACACAGAAGAAATAACAGTAGCTGGTTTAGCAGACGCTACATTGAATGGCACGTATAAGCCGTTTCCATTCGATATTGTTATTCCTTCGCAGGATCAAGATGCACCGGCTGAATCAAGGCTAGTGATCGACAACATCGATAGACAGATTGTAGTAGCAGTGCGCAGTATCGATACTGCGCCGGATGTGACTATGTTTGTTGTGCTCGCTGATTCGCCGAATGTTGTCGAGTTTGGCCCGTTCACTATGCAATTGCGCGATGTGCAATATGATCGTTTCACGATCGAAGGGCGCTTAACCTTCGATGATTTTTTGAACGAGAGTTATCCAACTGGAACATTCAATGAACAAACCCATCCAGGCATGTTCCCGTAAAGCAAATTGGCTTGATCGCTATATGGCGATTCCTTTTGAGCCGAAAGGCCGCACGTTTGACGGTTGCGATTGCTGGGGCTTAATGTGCTTATTGCAGCGGCATGAGTGCGGCGTAGAACTGCCGCACTTACTGGATGACTACGATGCGCCTGAAGTTGGCGATGCGCGCTTAGCCGACTTAGTACGGCGCACATCACTGCAGGAATGGCGCGAAGTGACAATAGTCAACGTACAGTTTGGTGATGGGCTAGTGTTTCGCATGATGAATGAACCGATTCATATTGCGTTTGCGATCAACGCAACGCAGATGGTGCATACACGCAAAAACGTTGGCGTGCTCGTTGAGTCATTCACAGCACCGCAATGGGCTTCGCGATTGGTTGGGGCATACCGCTATGCAACAGGGTAATTTCACAACGGTAGTTAAGCCACATCCATTCGCTACTGAGCACGCTATTAAAGAGCATGCAGTAGGCGCAACGCTAAGCGATGTGTTGCAGCACGCAAAAGTCAAAGTAAACGGCGCTGCTCGTATCTTAGTAACGCTGAATGGTGCCCCAGTGCCGCCGCACTATTGGCGGCTAGTGCGTCCGAAAGCAGATGCGATTGTAAACGTAGTAGCTGTGCCTGCAGGTAGTGGCGCAAAAGGGCCGCTAGGTTTTCTATTTACGATTGCATCGTTTTTTGTGCCGGTAATTGGCCCAGCTATCGGCATCTCTAGCGCAATCGGACTCACGGCACTGCGCATTGGCTTTACGCTCGCTGGCGCGCTCATCTCAGGCGCATTTAGTAAGCCGAGCACGCCGCGCTTAGGTACAACATCTGAGCAGAAATCCGAGCCAGTCTTTAGTATTACTGGGATTCGCAATCAGCTAAACCCCTTTGGCGCAATTCCGCGCCCGTTCGGGCGCATTAAGATATTTCCGCCATTCGCTGCGAAACCTTTTACGCGCATTGTAGGCGGCCAGCAAATGCTGTTCCTGTTGTTCGATTGCGGTTACGGACCGCAAGCGCTAAGCAATCTGCGCATCGGCCAGACACCGATAACACAGTTCAAGGATTTGAAGTATCGGATCCTGCCTGGATGGAGCACGAATGAGAGGCTCGCAATTTACACGCGCGATTTCTTTGAAGAGCAGCTAAGCGTTAAGTTGACTGCAGAATCTGGCTTTAATACGCGCCGCACGCAACCGGAATCTGTCGGCTGCGTATTAGATTTCATCTACCCGCAAGGCTTAGTTACGTTCGACGAAAAAACAGGCAACAAGTTAAATACTTCAGTATCGCTTGAAGTTGCGTATAAGAAAGTTGGCACGAGTACATGGCAGTCTGATGGCATCTCAGGCGCGCGCGTAACGACAACTGCGCAAGTCGATAAGATTACGCAGACAGCTAGCGGTAGTGACTTCAAGGAATGGCGCACAGATCTAGCGCCGCACGGCGGCACGATCAAGATCAACTTGCGGCCAATCTTTACGCAAACTGGGCGCTTCTATCGTGTGTTTCAACGCGCAGAAGGCGATGCAAACTGGACGCACATCGCAACAACAGGCGCAACGGAAGGGCAGACGAATAAGGCAGTAGTAGATGAAAGTGCGCCGTTCTTTGGCGGCGTTCCATTCGGCGGCTTCGGTTCCTTGTTTGGCGGTTTCGGCATTGGCTTCATCGGATCAGACGGGCGCACAGTAACGTTCAACGCACTGCCAGGAGTGCGCAATGAAATTCGCGTTGAATCTGCAGGCGCAACATGGCAGCCAACATTAGTATCGAGCTTGTACTTTACTAGTTCAGGCATCTTGACTGTTTCAGCCGCGAGCACTGCATCACTGTTTCGATCCTGGACGATCCAATTTCCTGAAGTTGGCGAGTATGACGTGCGCGTAAAACGAAACACTGCAGACGCAACGGATGTACGCACGCGCGATGAAGTAAATTGGATCTCGTTCAAAAGCTTTAACAATTCGCCGCCAATCGACACTGCTTTGCTCGGCAATCATGTGTTTGTCGAGATGTCGATCAAAGCTAGTGAGCAGCTATCAGGGCTTGTAGATACGTTTAGCTGCGTTACAGAGTCTTACCATCCAGTGTTCAACGGCAGCACTTGGACAAAGCAGCTAACACGCAACCCAGCATGGGCTTTCGTCGAAGTGCTAACCGGCACCGCAAATGGCAATTCATTGCCACTAGATCGCGTGCATACAGAAAGCTTGTTGGAATTTGCTGAATGGTGCGACTCGCGCGGTTACGAATGTAACGGCGTTTTCGATACAGCGATAACAGTGCATGAAGCATTGCGCGATATTGCTGCAGTTGGGCGCGGCAACTTACGTCATTTCGACGCAACAACATACGGCGTAAGCATCGATAAGCCGAACAAGACTGCGCTGCAGATATTTACGCCGCGCAATATATGGAATTTCCAAGGTCAACAACTTTTCATTCAAAAGCCGGATGCCATCAAAGTTCGATACGTCGATCAATCGATGGATTATACGCTGCAAGAAGTAGTTGTCTTTGCAGAAGGGCAAAACGCAAAAACTGCAAAGCTATTTGAAACGATGGAGTTAATGTTCATGACGCGCCGCGCAGACGCAGTAAAGCGCGCGCGTTTGCTCATGGCTGAGGTTACGCTGCGGCCAGAGTTGTTTTCGTTTGAATGCGATGCAGAGATCCTGATCGTTGGCGCTGGTGATCGCGCGCTGCTGCAGCACGATTCGATTTCAGTCGGTAGCGGTACCGGGCGCGTAGTAAGCCGAACACTAAACGGCGCATCAGAAGCGACAGCAGTAGAAGTTGATGAGCCGGTAGTAATGGAAGTTGATAAGCAATATGCAATACGCTTTCGACTGGCAACAGGTACGCATACTTACGCGGGTGTTGTAACAGTAGCCGGTGAGCAGACTGAGCTTACTTTCATTACGCCAATTAGCGCGGGTGTTGTTCCACAAGTTGGCGACTTATGGGTATTCGGCGAAGCGCAGCGCGAAACGCTAGATGTGTTGATCACGAATATTCGTGGCAATGCGGATCTTTCTGCGCAAGTGCGCTGCGTAAATTACTCGCCAAATATCTATAACGCTGAGAATGGCGTAGAGATCCCTGATTACGATCCGCGCATAACGTTGCCGGTTGATGTGCAGACTATACCGCTACCGAAGCCGCGCATTGCCGGATGGTCTGCAGGCGAAGATGCGCTAATTCTGAACAACAATATTGTAATCGTGCGTTTGCTGGTTAGTTTTCTTGCGCTAGTGAGTTTAGATGCTTCTGGTAACATTGCGCTGCAAGTGCAGTCTAAACAAGTAGACGAAGACGAAGACGCTTGGATTGATGCGCCAAATTCTACAGTGAGTTTAACTGCCGCTGATGTGCGAACGGTAGAAGAAGGGATTACGTATGACTTTCGCTTCCGCTATGCATCAGCAACAGGGCGCACAAGCGATTGGGCAGTGCTTAGCGGTATACGAATCGAAGGCGCTACTGCGCCGCCGCCAGATGTTCCAGCGCTATTCGTCGAAGGTAATAATCTTGTTTGGACGTATCCGGATAGTCCGATCGACTTTGCAGGTTTTGAGATCCGCACGAACGCAGGCAACAATTCAAATTGGGCTGGCGCAACGAAAGCGCATGCTGGTGTAGTGTCTGCGCCGCCATTCGATATACGCCGCACTGGAACCGGACAACGAACAATACTGATTAAGGCGCTTGATCGTGGTGGCCGCTTCTCTGAGCGCGCGGCTTTTGTTGTACGTAATCTTGGCGATGTTGAAGTTCAAAACATCGAACGCACGATAGACTTTCAAGTCGAATCTTTCTCAGGCGCTACGCTCACTGGCGGTGTCTGGGACTCAGGATCATTCAAAGCAGACACAACGGATCTCTTTTATCCGCGCGGCGCTGCGCTGCGCTACTCGGCAGCCGGAGCAAATCTATTCTATGACACGCGCTATGGCGCGATGCAGTACACAGTTACTTATTCGCCTGCAGCAAACGAGATCCCGACAGCAACATTGCATATTGATGCTACTGTTGTTGCAGAAGAGTTTGTTATCGAATATCTCGCAGTCGATCCAATCCTGGTATACGGCGCTGTAGGAACAGATCTGTTCTACGATGGCGGCGGCGCTGCGTTGTTTTACGAGCAGCCTATAGATTTAGCAGGCGCAGCGTACAAGCAATGGCCAGGAACACTTACGCCAGTCAACGATAAAACGTATCACTTTCGCATAACAACGCGCGCCGGCCATGTGCAAGGTTCAATCGATGCTTTTCTATTGACTGTAGACTTGCCGGATATCATTGAGCGCTTTAGCGACGTTGCTATTGATGCAGCAGGCACGCGGCTAACGCTTACTAAAACGTACAATGCGATTGACAGCATTATTCTTACGTTGCAAGGCAGTTCAGGGCTCGGCGGCGTTACTGCGTTTTATGCAGACAAGCAAGCGAACGCAGGCGCGAATGGCGGGCCGCTGATCAAGGTCGAAGATGATACTGGCACTGGCATCGCAGGCACGCTAGACGTTTTACTCAAGGGGCATTAAGGAGCAAATACTATGGCTTTGCCGAATTCTAATGTACTCGGTAATCAGGCATCAGTTGATAACGATACGTTTGCAACTGAGATTGAAAATTTCTTGGATGCTGTTAAAGAGCTTACCGGCACCGGCGCAGGCACTGCGCTATCGTGTGTGTCGAATGACGTAACGCCGCCGACTGCGCATCGTGGTTTTCTTACTGTTGATTCAGAAGATGCAAACGACGACGACTTGGACCATATCATTCCGACTAACGTAACTGCAGGCACAATATTCGTTATAAAAGCGGCAAACTCTGGCAGAACAATCACTGTTAAGCATGGAATTGGCGGTAGCGGTGAATTTCAGTTGGATAACGGTGCAGACTTTGCGCTAGACAACACAGATAAAATGATTTGCGTTCGTTTAGATGGATCGCAATTCGTTGAGCTTTGGCGTAAGTATGGCGTCGATCGCGCAGGCGCACTTGCGCATGTTGGTGGCGTTGGCGTTGCATCGTTGGATAGCGTTTGGATCCCAGTTGATGCTATGTACCCTGCAGTCACTGCAGGAGCAGCAGCGCCTGCTTCGGCTGAAATTGCATCGAATCAGCCTGTTATTCGTCATATGGAATTTAGTAACGCTTCAGATGAACACGCACAGTTTACGATTGAATTTCCGAAACGCTGGAATGCAGGCACAGTAACGTTTCAGCCAGTTTGGACAGGACTTGTATCAGGCACTGGGGAAGTTTCATGGGCAATGAAAGCCGTTGCACGTTCAGATGGTCAATCGATTGGCACTAGTTACGGCACTGCTGTATCAGTTGAAGATAACTTCATTAGTGTTAATGATGTGCATAAGGCTCCAGTATCTGCTGCGCTTACTATTTCAGGCGCAGCGAAACAAAAGCCAGTGTTCTTTGATCTATTTCGCAACGTTGCCGGTGAAACAAGCGGCCGCGCTGCGCCTGCTAACTTGCTCGGCGTGATGGTGTTCTTTAACACAGACGCTGGTACGGATGCATAACGATGGGCACGGGCAAATTCGGACATATACAACACGGCTTCGGCGCGCGGTTTCGTCCGCAATCGATTGTGCCTGCAGGCTTGATATTGCCTACGCTGAATTTCGATGGCGCTACGATGCCGGCCGGGTGGTCTGAGTATTCGCCATCTCCTGGTAGAGCGATTATGGGCGCAGGCGGCGCGCATAGCGCAGGCGTAAAAGGCGGCGCAAACGATCAAGATATTACTGTAACGCTCGCTTCTGCTGGCGCGCATGGTGCTGCTGATGTTGAATTTCAACTTGGCACGCCAGCAGCAGGCAGTGCGTTTTATTTTGATGACGCAGTAAGCGGCGCTCACTCACATACAGCAATTGTTTCAGTGAACACAGTGCCACCATGGAAAGGCTACACACTGATTCAATTAGACAACACAGCAGCGCTAGTGCCAGAAAATGTTTTCATCATGTCTGTGACTGATTTAAGTGCTACGTTATCTGCTGTAGAAACAGGCTTAGATAAGCTTTTACGCCATTCTACACCGGGCATTACTGGCGGCTCTAACACTTCATCGGGCACAGCTACTTCATCTACAAACGGCTTACACTCGCATGGTTCAATGGAGTTTGCTTCTACTACAGATCGTGTTCTGGGACTACAGCAATTCAACAGCCATACGCATTCAATTACAATTTCAGGAACGCTTAATTTAAAGCGACGTTGGGTATCGCTATGGGCATCGTTATCCGGAGGGTTTGAATTACCAATTGGTGCGATGGGTTTGTGGCCTACTTTAGCGCCACCATTAGGATGGGCATTATGTGATGGGACTAACGGTACTCCTGACATGCGTGATTTTGTAATACAAGTAGGCGATAGCGGCAATCACGGCAATAGCGCTGGCGATAATTCAGTTACCTATACAGGCAGCACGCCCAGCGAAGGCGGCCATCAACATCCAGATGCAGGGCTCGGCGATCAAAATAAAATTTCTACTAGTGTTTATCACATTGATACTGTTGACGGCGCGCATGTACATTCAGTAAGCAAAGTAGAGCCTGATGTTATTCCACGGTACATTGCATTAGCTGTTATTCAATTTCAAGGGTTCGGTTAATGGATAAATCAGATTACGATCGTTGTGCAGAAATGCGTGGAAAGTATTCGCGCTTTGCTGCAGGAACATCAGCAGCGCATGAAGTACCGGGCACAGAACAATGTTCTCTTTGTCATCGTTATTTGCCTGCTAATCCAATGCGCGGCCCTTGTGATGGGTGTCCAGTGCAAGTAATAACTGGTAAAAGCCTTTGTAGAAACACGCCATTATTAAAAGCAATATCAATATACGCAAAAAAAGGAAAAGCTTCGAATGAATTTAAAGCAGCATGCATTGACGTAGTAACTTTTATTGAGTCTGTGCAAGATGTAATAGCAGCCCTTCCAGATGAATAGGAGGCCCCGATGCCAAAACAAGTTCATGTAGAAAGTGCAATCGCAGACGCTGATGGTAAGCAAGTTGTTGATGCCGGTATTTTTCGATTGCAAGTTGATAGCGTGCAAATCATGCCCGGCCGGCGTGAGGTGCATATCGTTGTAAACCGGATCAACACAGCTAATTTTGAGGTGATCCCGATCGTCTTTCTTGTGCCTACTGCTGTGTATGATACGTTGCAGGCAGCCGATATGTCAGGCGCTGGAACATTGCATGATGCGTTACAAGCGTTGCTTTGGTCTTACTTAGAAACAAATCATAAACGGCATCTTGTATTCGGGCGCCCGGACAATTGGCTAGGCGCAGACGAAGTAGTTACGCTTGAATGGATCGATGTGTAACGATTATGTCCGATAGCTTATTCATGCGATTAGGCGGCGTTTTCTCTCATTATGTGCGCGGTTGTATTAAACCTAATGCGTTAGGCGTGCCAATGCGACAATATACCGATACGGCTTTTACTGGCGCGCAGCACGAGTGCGCTTGTGTTGGCGCGTTAACGCTGATTGAAAACTTACCATTCATTGCTTTCGTATTCAGCGTTGACGGCGAGCTTGTAGTAGTAAGCAAAGGCTACTTAGAGCGTTGGCCAATTCCGAAAGGCAAAAGCTATACGCACTTATGGCCAAAAGAATGCGTTGAAGCTTGGACACGTAACAATGAGTTAGTTATGCGCCGCAAGTGTCGGATGCACTTTCGCGAGCTAATGCCGCAGCGCTGCGGCGTTCCGATTAGCGACACGAATAAACTGCATAATTTTTTCGTGGAGAAAGGTCCAGTGTTTGCAGCAGGAACCGAAAACGTGATCGGTATTTACGGCATAGCTACGTAATGCTTGATTTCATTTGCGCACATCCAACTGCAGCAGGGGTCTCTATAATAGCTTTGCTGATTGCCTTTCTTGCTGCATTCGGTGCAGTTGTCTCTTTAGTTATTATTGTTATACGAATAGAAGAGGAACTCCAATTAACTGTTACGGCGTTACTGCGACAACGCGCAACGGACATTGCCGTTAAATCTCATGAGTATGATTTGGAGCTTTACCCATGACTAACGGCTCGTATGACAAGACAACGTACCGTCGTGCTGCTGATAAGCGGCGCCCGTGGTGGATTGCAACAATAGGATCTCTGATCGCTGCTGCATGGGTGCCGCTACTAGCCGGTTTCTGGAATTATGCGCAAATGTCAGAATCACTAGAGAACACGAAAGAAGCGTTGATTAAGTTAGACTCCAATCATGCGCGTGATGTAAAGGAACTAAAGTCAATGACTACGCGCCAATGGGAAAGGATCTCACCATTGAACACGCGCGTAGTTGAAGTAGTGCACAAGCAAGCAGAGCTTGAGCGCAGAATGGATGACTCAGTGCGCCGTATTGAAAACAGCATCACTAGTTTAGATAACAAAGTAGATGCACTGCTATTGCGTAATGCGCGTGATACGCGCGGTTCGCGTGATGCAGCCGAGCATCGATCGAATGTTCCAGTACCTGAAAGGTAAGTGTACATGCCAAACAAGTTCAGATGGTCACAGCAATCATTAGCTATTCGCGCACAGTTGCATCCGTTTCTTGTATTGTTCTGTGATGAGATTCTGACTGTTCATGATATTGCCTTGATCACTGGCTGGCGCTCAGAAGAAGAGCAGCGCGAGAAATTCGATGCTGGGTTAAGTCAAGTGCTCGAAAGCAAGCACAACACACGCAATCCGCGTACAAGAAAACCTGAAGCACTAGCAGTCGATTTCATTCCATATGTTGCACATCTTGGGCGCATTACAGGCGCGCCGCCGAACGCAGCGCGTGATCTGAAATACTTTTATCGTCTTGCAGGTGTAGGCTTAGCCATTTCAGAAGCTTTAAACCTTATTGGTGTAACAATACGCTGGGGCGGCGACTGGGATAACGATTTTAATATGGATGATCAAACGTTCAACGATCTATATCACTGGGAGCTTGTCTTTCATGGCGCTTCTTTCGGATGGAGAACAGACGAATGAGATTACTAATTGCAGTGTTAGTTATTGTGCTATCTGGCTGCGGTCAAACCGGCTACGGCAACATGATTCGCAGTGAAATTAGTACACGCGGAGCAGCAATTTCCGATGAAGGTATCACCAATGCAGTTTGGTTTTTCTGCAGTGCTGCTTCAGTCGGATCCGTGCGGCGTTACATAGGCGACGATGCAGAGAAAGCACGCGCTTATGATCTGTTGTGTGAAGAAGCCGAAATGGGCATTGGTGAAGTTCTACAAGGAGATGAGTGATCATGAAACAATTCACTGTTACGTTTTTTTCAGTTGTGTTTGCAACGCTAGTTATTGTGCGTATGCCTTCAACTGCTGATGAAGTTGTACTTACCGGACAATACTCTGATGACGCAGTGCGCGCAGGCATGAAAGATGCGCAACGTTGGCTTTCTTCAGACGATCCGGATGCGCATTTCATTATCCCTATTTACGATAACCCTGCTGCGCAACTTGCGCGACAAGCCGAAGAGGTTGCAGCGAAAGCGCGCGCAGAAGAAACCGCACCAGTAAGCCCATGATCTGGAGGCGCCTGCAATGACACCAGAATACCGACAACAACGACAGTACATACAGACAGGCGACGTTGTGCTGTTTTCAGGTAAAGGCGCATTCAGCGAGATCATCAAGCGCTTTACGTTTAGCAATTGGTCGCATGTTGGCGTAGCCGTAAAGCTTGCAGAATTTGGCGATACGCTATGCTTGCTTGAGAGCACAACGCTATCAACGCTTGAAGACATTCAATCTGGCGAGTTTCTGCGCGGCGTGCAAATCGTGCGGCTATCTGATCGCGTTGCTACGTACAAAGGCAGCATTGCGTACCGCGCAGTGTATTCTGCGAAGCAATCGCCGACTGAGATACACGAGAAAACTTCGCAGTTCTATCATCAATATCACGGTACGCCGTATGAAGAAGATCAGTTAGAGTTAATACAGTCGGCGCTTGATGGTCCATTCGGCTTAGCCGGTAACGAAAAAGATCTATCAACGATCTTCTGCAGCGAGCTTGTAGCGCAGTTATGGCAGGATCTTGGCTGGCTAGCTACTGCAACGCCATCGAATGAGTTCACGCCGCACAACTTCGCTGGTGAAGGCTCAGATCGTGTTGAGAACTATCTGCTAGGCAGCATTGCTATTTCAGAGATCCGCTATTTGCGCGTATCGGAATAAGCTTACGCACGCAGTATGTTTACAAAGCCGCAATCGTTGCGGCTCTTTTTTGCACTGTATATTGAGGATATAAAATGGATGAACGTCGCAGTATCAAAGCGGCTGATCATATGCCTGATGGCTACATGAGCCAGTCGCAAGTCGCTGAGTATTTCAATGTCACTATGCAGACGATCTTGAATTGGCGCACAGAGCTAGGAATGCCGTTCGAGTTGCTGCATCCGACAATCGATGGAAAGTATTCAGGCAGATCATGGGTAATCTTCAACAAGGAGAAAGTAGATCAATGGGCAGAACAGCACGGCAAGCAACGCAAAGCAGCAGCGACGAAATACAAGAAACGTCGCCGCGCTTGATTCAACTGCACAACAGCCTTGCGCAGAAGCCGCTTAGCTTCACGCGCAAGCGTGCGAAAGTGCTAAACGCAACGAGCACGCAGCCACTTGGCAATCAGATTAGCGGCTGGCAAACCGATCGCTATCTCATTGGCTACAACTGGTCAACGATGCTGCGCACGCGCGAAGTATTGATCGATACGCTGCCTAGCGCGTTCGATCTAAAGGTACTATTCGGTTTGATTGGCTTGCTCGGCAATTCAACTGAGTTGTATTTTAAATCGATGTACGAGTGCTTAAAGCGGCTGAATTTACCGACTAGTGCGCACTACTATCAGCGTACAGACGCTGCGTTGTTTCGCTGGTTGTGTTGTGTGCTTGAATATCGCGATGCGTACTACGACACGAGATTAAAGCGCAGAAAGCGCGTTGAATTTTTCAACGTAATTTCTGGCTACTCACTAGAAGGTTCGCAACAGCAGCCGTTAGAAGCGCAAGCGCTCAGTGTGAATTTCACTCGCGAGTTTTATCGCAATATACGCGGCAACTACACTGCGTTTATCGATTTGAACGTAGTAGAGCATCTAGACGGCACTGCAGCTATTGAGTTGTACAAGTATCTGTGCAGTTTCGATCTGAAGCTAAGCACTGGTACTGCGTTAGTGCGCAACGTTGCAATGCTAGGTACTAACTTACTCGGCATGGAAAATTCGCGTACACATAAGAAATGGCAAGCAATCGAAAACGCAGTTAAGCAGATTAATGACTGCTTAACTACGCCTGTATACGCAGTTGTACGTCGCGGCAAAAACGTAATATTTAGTAAACTATCGTAAACCCGGGTGCATTTTTACTATCGTAAACCCGGGTGCAAACTATCGTAAACCCGGGTGCACAGGTGCCGCATCTAAAAGGGATCTAAAAGGAAAAAAAGCGAAATGACTTTGAAAAGCGTCAAAACAGAGTTATTAGGTTTTTCAAAAACAGAGTTGCGAGAATTACAGAAAGTAATCGCCTTGCTACTCAACGAACGCGCAGCACCAGAGCAGCAGGGCTCAGATATAAGTCGCGCTGCATCTGTGCTTGTGCGTGTACAAGCTGCATTGCCGGATCATCGCGCAGTGCCGATTGAAGTGTTGCGCAAGCAAGATCCGAAAACGTACAAGCTTGCGCAGACAACAGCCGAGCATCTTGAGACACTGCTTACTGCGATCGCAAAGCAGGAACGTATGCACGTTACTTCGCTGCATAGAGAAAAGTTTACGTTGCTATTCGTCTGGCAAGCGATTGCGTATATAGAGCAGCGCTTGCCGACTGTGCCGCTTAGCATGCGTACAGTGTTGCAGCAGTATGTGCGTGCTTACGATCTTATCGCGGCTGCATTTCCAGGCTATCTTGCTGCAGGCTGTTTCTTTCGTCTCGTATTAGCGCCGCGCGAGTTGCGCGAGTGATTTAGTACTAGCGCGTTTAGTACGCAGTGCTAGCACGCGATACGCGCTGCGGTAATGATAGTGGCTGTATGAGCGCAGAACGTAGTTAGTACGCGCGCAGCAGCGCTACTGCGTTAGTGCGCCCCGAGCGCAGTGAGCGCAGCAGCGCAGTAGCGCACTGAGCGCTATTTTCGCTGCGCAGTGCGAATTTCCAACTTTGAAAACAATCACTTACAAAGTGCTTGCATTCTCTATTTTAGACTGTAAAATGGCTCTCACACTTCAGTACTAAAACGGAGATACGGCAATGAACAACGCACAGCACAATCTGACAGTTTTTGAGCGCTATGCAGCGCTCATGGTGGCCGACTCTGAGGGGGGCATCTGGTTTCCTTCGGTTGAGGCGGAGGATGATATTGCCGCCGCCGCGGATCCCGCGCAGCGTGCGTTGGAGATTGCACAACAGGAGCCGCAGCGCGGTACCTGGAAGCAGTAGGACACATCACCGGCGCCAGGGAGGGCGCCCTCACTTAGGAGATACGGCAATGAGAGAATCAATGTACGTCGATGAGTATCTGGAAGATAACAACCGGCTTGGCCTTGGGCGCGGCCGGACAGTCGGCACTTTCCTGAGCTACGTATTGCGCGGCACTGCGCGCGAGTACTCGGGAAAGTATCAGCGCGCATTGGAAAATGCGCTTGAGCGGCGCGTGCGTGATGGTCGTGCTTTTGTTGGTGCGAGCGCTATGGGGCGCACGGCTTACTATTCACTCTGATTGACGGAGATAAATCAATGAACGAAGACTACTACACGCCGGGCACGCCAGCATACGAGATTGACGGCATCGCGGCATCTGTGCTGGATGCCGTAAATGAGTTGCGCAAGTATTTGCTTAGCTGCAATGCATGCAGTGATAGCGAGTATGCGCGCGCTGCAATGCAGGTGCTCAAGCAGGCTGATGCAGCGCTGCATGAGTGTCTTGATAATGCGTCATATGAGAAGCCATCAGAGCAGGATCGCGTCATCCGTGCAACGCGCTGGGAGCTGGTGCCGAGTAGCGTTGTTACGCGCTGGGTCCGGCTCGTGCTGCATACAGCGCCGCACAATTTCGTAAATCAGCGCGCTTATGTTGTTGCGTATCAGGTCGCGCGCCGCCTTGAGGATGGATCGCATATTTATCTCTATGACGTCCCGAGTATTGCCGCTTGCGGTTTCACTGCGGATGATGCAGCCGCGCGCACTCGCGCATGGCAGTTAATGGATGCTGCGTTCGTTGTGGAGGCGCATCGCCAGAATTTGTACGTCGAAGAGTAAAGGGAGAGGCACAATGGCTACGATCCGGATCGTGATAATCCGCCAGAGTATCAACAGTAATAGAAGCCGCTACTGCGCAGTGCAATCCGCGCCGTGCGCGCCCCGAGCGCCGTGCGCGCCCCGAGCGCAGCAGCGCAGCAGCGCAGCAGCGCAGTAGCGCAGCAGCGCAGTAGCGCACTGAGCGCTATTTTCGCTGCGCAGCGCGAATTTCCAGCTTTGAAAACAACAACTTATTAAGTGCTTGCATTCTCTATTTTAGACTGTAAAATGGCTCCTATAGTTCACGTAATACATATAGGAGATACAGCAATGAACGAAGGGCACAAAGCAAAGAAGGGTTACTACATGTCCGAAGCACGGGCGCTTCGGGTTGTTTGCGAGTCCGAGTGTCACAGCGCGGCGACGTTGCGCCGCGCTGCGGACAGTCTCCGCCTTTGGGGGCTTAAGGGCTGCGCCGAGACGGTGGAGTCTTGGCTTCGCGGCTACTAAGTAAGAGGGCTGGAAAGATGAGCGAGTTTTTCCGAGTTACGTTCCTGCCGAAAGGCGCGCAGCGCAAAGTCTCGTTTTGGGCTGAGCGTGTGCGTAGCCATAAGAACGGTACGGTGCTTTTTAGAAAAGTCACCAAAGAAGGGGAGAGTACGGATGACTTTCTGTTGGTGAATCAGACAGCCAATATACGGCCAGCAGCTATGAACCTGCATTATGGCGAATTGGAAGTAGTGGAGAATTAGCAATGAGCAAAGAATTAGTGAATTGGAATGGCCAAACAGTTGCGGAGTTTCTCGCGACGCTGCCGCCGCGCCGCGAGCGCGCCGTAATTGCAAAGACAAAGACGGTCAACGTGCGCTACCACAAGCTTTGTGTGCGTTGCGGTGGTACAGGTGAGTATTCGCGCTGGCACGGTGAGTGCTGGCGCTGCGGCGGGCGCGGCATTGATCCGACCCCGGCGCATGAAGTGTTTCGCGCTCCTGAGCACTGGGAGAAATTGCGCGAGCGCCGCGAGAAGGCGCGTGCGAAGCGTGATGCAGAATCACGCACTGCGCGTTTTCGGGCACTGCTTTCATTCGCGCGTGAGCATCGCGGCGTGCTCGCGCTGCTGCGCGAGCATCGTGAGCGCGTAGCGCGTGATACTCGCTACCGCATTACGTTTATTGGCGACATTGAGGCGAAGCTTCGTGCGCGCTGCACGCTCACTACTGCGCAGATTCAAGCTCTGTGCAGCGCGATGGAAGATGCACATGAGCGCTGGGAGCGCATAGACGCAGAGATTCAGGCAGAGGCAGTAGCGCCGCGCATGGTGGAAGGCCGCCGCACGCTGATCGGCAAGCTTGTGTCGATGCAGTTGTACGATAGTGAATATGGCGCGCAATGGAAGGGGTTGGTTGTGCTTGATGAAGGCAACAAAGTATTCGGCACGGTGCCGAGAGCGCTTGTGCGCGAGATCAATCAAGACAACTTGCCAGTGCATGTACAGTTCACGGCGACAGTGAAGCCGAAAGATGCACACTTCGGGTTTTTCTCGCGGCCGAGCAAGGCTGCAATCATTCAGACAGCAGGAGAGCAGTGATGGATTGGCGTGATCTCGCGGACAGTGCATTTGCGCTGCGTGATGTACAGCAAGACAGCATCGATGTTGCGGGTACGTTTCGCAACCGCGTTCACTTGCGAGCGTTTGATGCTGCGTTGGAAGGGTTTGCTCGCGCTGAGGGCAGGCGCAGCGAAGCATTGCGTTACGCAATGCGTAATTGGATCGGGGAAACATACAATGGGGAAAGGTAAGCGCTTCTGTAATAAGTATGCGCAGTCAGTTGCTGCGTCTGATCAGCGACAACAATATGCGCTGTTTCCGATCAGTGTCGAAAACGTTTCGATCAACAGTAACGGCATGTACGGCAGTATCAAGATTTTTGGCACTGTTAAGCGCGTGCGCTACGTGCCGGGATCCTGCAATCAATGGGAGTTTGTGGGCGATGCGGACGAACAAGAGAAGTGAGTGCTACTGCGCAGTGCAATCCGCGCCGTGCGCGCCCCGAGCGCAGTAGCGCAGCAGCGCAGTAGCGCACTGAGCGCTATTTTCGCTGCGCAGTGCGAATTTCCAGCTTTGAAAACAACAACTTATAAGGTGCTTGCATTCTCTATTTTAGACTGTAAAATGGCTCCTACAGTTCATGATTCAGTACTAAAACGGAGATACGACGATGACGCGCACACAATTAGTAGAGAAAGCACGCGCCGCAGGCTTTGAGCTTCGCGGCCCGATTCTCGGCAAGTTCAGCAAGCGCGGCCGCGTGCTGCTCGGCGTGCGGATGTGGGAAGACGGTTCGTACACGCGAGCCGATGTTGAGAATCATCTTGCGACGAAGATCAGCGGCCATAGCGCGGCCGCTCGCGCGTTGGGTTTGAAGTAACAAAGGAGATGACAATGATGGCTATTCCACGATGCAAAGGATCTCGAAGCGCAGTTGATGAGACGCTGGCGATTCGTCGCTGCCCTTATTGTGGGCAGCGGGTAGAAGTAACGTGCGAGGGCCGCTTGGCTACGCACTCACCAGCGCCGGCGCGCGCCGGCACGCCCGACAAGTCGCGCCTTGGCGGCAAATTCATCTAAAGGAGACGCAGCAATGAATGCAGAACAGATTGATGTGATCGCGCTGCAGCGCGCACTAAAGAAGCCTGCACTGCGCCTGCTCGCAGCGAAAGCGCGAGCAGAAATAGTGCGCACGCACGTAGATCGCATTGCGCGCACTGTGTTACTTAGCGGCGATTTCAGCGTGGGCGATCTCGCATTAGTAGATGACTTGCCGGATCTCGAATGGTACCGCTATCAGTATGCGCTTGACCTTGCGCTGCGTGATGCCGGCTATGAAATCCCGGAACCAGGGTATTGCCCCGCGCTCGTAGCAGAGCATGAAGTGCGACTTGCCAAACAGGCATTGATTGAAGCAGGCGCACCATATACGGGGCTCGCTTGGAAGCGTGTGAGCAAGCGAGTCGCATGGGTTAATGAAGCCGTAGAGTGCCTGCTCGGCCTCGCAGCGCTTCGTCGCAGGGGAACACAGCAATGATTTCGCAATGGTATGGCGCGCATAAGTGCGACTTATGCGCGAAAAAGAATCTCACTGAGTTGTACGATGCAAAAACGAGATTTGGCTTTTGGGCTACTCTTTGTCCTGAGTGTTTTACAGCTAACGGATTGGGTATTGGTCCGGGGCGCGGTCAGCACTACAAAAGAGGCGTAGATGGTCATCTGTACAAAGTCGCAGGCTAACGCTTAACTACAGAAGGAGATACGGCGATGGATAATCCGAATACGATTGCAACCAAGCTCGATACCGATGCCGGTATCGTTGAGTACCGTGATGGGGTTACTGTTTTTCGCGGTCGCTACGCGCATTTGTCGCGCGGCAAGCACTGCGCAAAGCACATGGAATCGTGCGAATGGGCGCGCCGCCCGTTAGACAGTACAGAAGATGTGCTTGTCTTGGATCGGCCCGGCAAATGGATGTTACACAGTAGCGATGGTTTCAACCGCAAAAAAACTGTGTATGTGATCGTTTGAAGGAGATACAGAAATGAGCAAGCGATACACGTACCATCGCGCGGCTGCGCATATTGAGGATATTGGTGCTGGCCGCGCTGGGTTGTTTCTTACGCCGGGCACGCACGAAGGCCCGGAAGGCTGGTACAGAGTGCGATCGGATGGTGCTGTGCAGTTAGAGTGCCGATCCGGCGCTCCGTATGTGCAGCTTCCACAGTGCCCGACAACGGGCGCGCTGATTTTGCCACAAGAGGATTAACTTATGCGCAGCGCTAAGGGAGTGCGAGACAGTATTGCAAAAGCACTCGGGCAACGCTGGTATGAAGCTTTGTGCTCTGGGCACTATGCGCAGGGCAGGGGGTTTTTGCGGCGCGGCGATTGTTATTGTCCGTTTGGGGTGTTGTGCGATATTTATTATCCGCCGGGCACATGGGAGTCTGTAATGATTCGGCGGGGCATTGGGGAATGGATACAAGCATGGCGTATTGCTGAATGCAGCAGACTACCGCCGAATGAAGTTGTTACCGCAGTTGGCCTAGATCCATTGTGTATCACAGAGATTACGCGGCTGAATGATTTGGAGTATGCAGCTTTTCCAGTTATTGCTTATCGAGTTGCGAAGTTGCTGAAGTTACCGCAATAGGAGACAAAGAAATGAGCAAGCAACATGTACGCAGAGGCCGCGAGGCCAAACAGCGCCGGCGCACAGTAGCACTAGCGAATCTGCTTGAGCAGCAGCAGGAGCTTACGGTAGCGATTTATACAAAGCAGCAGAAGCTTAATGGCGGAAAGTACAAAGAAGATGTAGCGTACATTCGCAACGCGCGTAAGCGCACTGCTGCTGCGGAGGCACTGCGTGAAGATCTGGAATATCTTCTTGCCGTTGATCAGCGTCGCGCTTCGATAACGCACCGCGAGATTACGATTCTGCAGCAGCGTGTTCGTTAACAGGAGAATACCCGATGAGTAAACAGCAGCGCGGCATAACATTTATGTTAATGGGCGATGTTTATCGCACATCAAAGAGAAACTACCGGCGCATTTTGCGCGGTATTCGTGACGGCGAAGATATCGATCATGTTGGTTGTCGTTTGATAGCTGAGCATCCAGTAGAGCTAACCGATTTGGATTCTGATGAAGCGCAGGATCTGCTTGACGAATTGGATTGAGAACAAAGGAGACATTGTTATGCATGTAGAAATTGAACTTGAAGGCCCTATTGTTAATCAGATTGCGATTCGCTGGGAGTCGGATCGCGAGTATTACGATCACAACCGCACTATGTTGCCTGTTGTTGATTGTGCGCGCGGTTTGCCGTATTGGATGGTGCGAGAGTCTATCGCGCATAGCAGTTACGCGGCTGTCGCGCGCTGTGGTTATCACGAATTACTCGATAACGGCCATTCGTGGTACGCATGGCTTCGTTGCTCTGGTTCGTGGGCATGGCTGCGTCAGCGCAATAAGTATGATGCGTTGCTTGTTCTCTCAGGGCCGCGCCATTCTGTGCTTGAACTCGTAGATCGCGATGCACTTGCAGCGTATGCGGTTCGATGGACCTATCATGCAACACGTGAACCAGAATGGCGACCATGGCAGACGCTTGACTCGCGTATAGGGGTATTGTCATGAGCGCGCACACAGATGCAGCCGCATCCGCGCCGTTTCTGCTCGCTGTCAGTGAGTGGAATGACTTCTTGTCGTGTTTTGCGCGCCGGCTTGTTGTGCGACACAAACCAGCATTGTTTGATCGTGGCGAGTTTCGTTTGGAATACGAAGTGGTTGAGCGTAAATCAAATGGGACGCATTACCGCACTTCTGAATATTGGCTGCTTTCGTATTACCCATACGATGCGGATGAGTCAATATCTGCGTATGAAGATGCGCGCACAGAAGCTATGGTTGCGTTTATTGATTTGCAAGAGGCGCAACAATCGATTATGCGCAGTAACGTTGTAATTGCAGAAGTGCGAGGGGGCAAAGATTCATGATAATTAAGCTGCAACGTGATTTCGTTACGCCGCCGAAGTACCAGGGGCAAATGATAGAGCACAGTTACGCACTCAGTGATGCGGCGGATCCGCTGATTATTGAGCGCGTCACTGATCTGTCGAATGGTAATGTTCTGTATTTAGCGTTCGAGCGTTCGCCAGCCGGCGTGTTCGAGCCATGGAATACAGCACCAGTGCTAGGTGATCGTGTCGGTACGTGCGAGTTACTTGATTACTCAACAGGGGCAGTTTTATTGCGGTTAATTGAAGCTGCGAGCGATGAGCCGTGCCGTATCGTTATGTTCGACTGTATGAGCGAACGCGAAGCTGCGCGTATGTATCAGGCAGGCAATTCGTGTAAGGGTAGTACAGTCGGCCATACCTACTGTGTAACTGTAATGGGTCGACAGCGCAGCGATGAGCAATGGCTATATACAGTGCGCGTGTTTGAATCGTGCGTTGAAGTATCGCGATATAACGAAGGAGAAGATAATGGATAGTGACAATCAAGTTTTCGATGCACTCGAAAACATGAAACAATGTTTCCGGGAGTTTTCGATCAAAGAAATGCGGATGGCTACACTTACTTTCAGTGTCTATCGCATTCTGCGGGATGAAGCAATAGAAGCTGCGCACAATGAGCGCCCATCTTTGCGAATCAGCTATCGCATAGCGATGGCGCTTAAAATTGCTGAACAGCAGGGTTATGAGCGTTGTGATAAGGAATGGACGCAGTGCCTAGAGGGCGCTATTAAAAGATCACGGCTGCTAAGTGAGCAGCCGAACGAAGAGGAAGAGAGATGGTGAATGTTTCTTTGATAATGTTTGTATGATTCATAGAGTATAGTGCGGTAATTGTTTAACCAAAGAAAAGGAGTAAAAGCTATGCCTAGTAAATTGGTGCTTGCTGATCTGTTCGCGGTTTTCGATGTGAAGTTCAATAAGCAAGAACAGAAATTCATCATTGACAGTTGTGGCCCGCCTAACAAGTTTTCAGTGCTTATCGAGCATCTGCCGGTTAGTGATGTTCGGCAAGCTATTCGTTATGCGCTGAAAACTGGGCGCTCAGTGCGGGTTGCTGAAGGCTTGCGCGCGAAGTTGCAGAGTATTCCGTATCGCGGGCACGCAGCAAACCAAATCATTGAAGCAGCGCGCGGCTAAAACTAGTGCGCAGTAGGGCTGTAGACCTTACTGCGCACTGTGTGCTTACCACGGAGATACAGGAATGCAAGAATCAAATGAACAGATGTGCGAGCGCATTATCAAAGGAGCGCGTGTTATTGAGTGCGCAGTAGAAAACGTTGTGCCGCTTAGTCTTATTAAGCCTGAATCTGTGCAGCAAATACTAGCTAATATGAGTTTGCGCGATGTTGAAATTGCAACGCGCACTAGAGCACGACAAAGTTACTGCGCAGCGTCTATCGCTGATGTTGATTTGCCGGTTAGAAGTGCTGCAACAACTGCTGCAATGATTCGTCGCGCGCATGATTGGCAAGTACAAGATGCATGGTGGGCGCCGTACTAATGGCTAAGCAGCGTGTTGCAGTCGGCCCGGATCCTGCACAGTTTGGTTTGCGCAAAGGTACTGCTGTGCGGCTAGGCACAGCAGCGCGCAAGGGCGATCGTGTGTATTGGCAAAGCAAACAAAACAACGCAAAGCATTGCGCAACGGTAGTTAGCGTGGATGATCCTGCATTGCTGCTCGTGAAAACGAAACAAGGCACTGAGTATAGGATCGGCCGCTATGCGTGCGTAGTGAAGAAACGTTAAGCCGGTTTGCTCAGTATAGTTGTTGAAATATTCCCAACGAATAAGGGAGAGCAGTGTATGCGTAATATAGCGCTAAGCATGGAAGGCGGGCACTTAGTTATTAGGATTGACTTGTCTAAAAGCTTAGGAAATTCGCGCACGAATAAAACAGATTTAATTGCAACAACGCAAGGCAATATTCAATTGCCGTATGATCCGTATATGCGACTTGGAGTTACTCTGTTTCGCTACCGTGAGCGCCGATCCGCAACAGCGAAGGCAAAAGAAAAGAAGCGCGTTCGCCGAAAGAAAAGAACAAGGGTGCATCTTCGCGATGTATAGGAGGCTTTCAAATGGGCGCGCAACAACGAGTCAAAGTGCGAAGAAAGAAAAAGAAGCGTTACTTCAAACCGGAAGGCGCTTCGGCAATTTATGTTATTTCGCACGGCTATGGTGAATTGCATGGACACATTCAAGTCGGCGAATACTTGCGCACTACAACACGCGGTCATGTAGTACAGTTTAAAGATGATTCAGGCTACTACAAAGAAACGTATAGCGTTGAGACAGGAAAGCGTTTAACGGATCTCGGCAATCGGCGCGGTGGTTGGAAAATTAATCTTTCTGATGTGCGGCCAGGAATTGAAGTTGGGCGCACAGTGCCGCAATCGACAGTTGAGCGTAACGATGTTGGACAACATCGTTTCGTTTTAGTAGGGCGCGATGAATTTCCGTATGGTGCTGCAGAGTCTGAAGCAGGCGATGTACTCATGATCGAAGTTTGGGAAGATCGACAGCGTGCTGAACGGTTCATTAAAGCGTATCGAACCGGCCCGCGCGATGAAGATGATCCTACAGCAGTGCGCAAAATTAGAGAGCGCGGCGTGCTAGTACCGTTTACGATTCTCAAACAAGTGCTAGCGCAATATGAAATAACTGGTGAACTCGAAGGAGACTGAAATGAGCGAGAAAACGAAGGCGGGCACAAAGAAGAAAAAGGCTAAGCAGAAGCCGGAGCAAGTTGAGACAGTAGAGCAGCCCCAACTTGATCTGTTCAACACACTGGAAGCAGCACCGGATAGCAAAGCGCCAAGTGCGCTGAAGTCTGGCAGCATCAAAACAATAGCCGGCAAGCGTGTTGGCCAGTTTGACGCTACGCGCTTAGTGCTGCCTGAGCACTGGAACCCGCGCCGCGATTACGGAAACATGAGTGAGCTTAAAAGCTCGATACTGCAGCACGGGCTGCAGGAGATGATCCGTGTACGGCAAAACACTGCAGGCGTATGGATGGTTACTGCAGGTTTTCGCCGAGTGACTGCGTGCAAAGAGATTGCAAGCGAGAACAACGCACCGTTTTATATGCCTGCTGTAATTGAAGAGAAAGAAACCGATTTGTCGGCAGTGATGACGAACAACATACTGCAGAATGCAGGCAAAAAGTTTACGCCGCTTGAAGCAGCCGATGGCTTTGCGCGGCTGAAGCAGCTTGGAATGACCGAGAAAGAGATTGCAGCGCATTTTGGAATTGCGCAAGCAACTGTTACGCGGCGTATTCGGTTGTACAGAGATGCTGGTGATGCGCTGCGCAGCGCAGTACATGAAGAAGCGATTACGCTTGGGCAGGCAGACAGTATTCTTAAACAAGCGAAAGCAGATCACGCAAAGCAAGAAGAGTTGCTCAAAAAGCTGCAGATACGTATGCAAAAATTGTATGATTTGCAGCAGCAGACAGGTGGCGACAAAGATGATCCTGCTGCAGCAGATGAGAAGCCGGCAAAGAAGAAGACGAAAGTAGGTGCTGCACAAGCGCGCAAGTTACTGGCTGAGATTGGCACGCTGTACGTTAGCTTGCTGCGCGGCCGCCGCGCATTAAACGCGAATAACCAGGATTGGATCAAGTTGGAAAAGAAATTAGCTGAAGTAAAACGGCTGAAGCGGCTAGGCTTGATCAAAGAGTAGTCGAAGTGCATAGTATGCTGTTAGCATATTGCTGCTCGCTATAATTGGTGGGTAGCAATGTGCTTTTTGTCTAACTAGGGAGTACACAGTATGAAAAAGCGCGTTAATGTGCGTAAAAAGCAGTGTACAGAAGCAGCAGAAGATCCGCCGCGTGTAGTAGAAGGAAAACCGAACCAGCAATCGCAGCAACTGCGATCAGTCATTGCTGGCCCTGCATTAACATCTACAACAGTGCGCCGTTTAGTCGATTCCAATATGGAGGGCTGCGAGTGTATTGGCACTGTACCGAGCATTGGGTTTAGCAACGGTGCGTTAATTGAAGTCTACGATATTGCGCATCCGAGCTATGTTGGCGTTATTCATCCGGATGGTGCTTGTATGATTAGTCCACGAGCACATTTCAGTAGTAAGAAGCTAGGCCCGCCGCCAGAAGGAGAAACCTATTCAGAGAAACTGCGCAATATTAAGCGTGAGAAGTTGCGCAGTAAGTATGCCGCGTTGCCTGTTGCGCAAGCGGCGCAGCCTACGAAGCGTATTCGTGTACGCACTGCTATTAACACTGCAGCCTCTACTGCATCTGCTAAGCGTAAGCGTGTACAATTGCGCGGGAGTAAGTAACCGTGGCATTGCGGCATCCGTATGCTCCGATGGAAGGGTACGTTGTCAATTTTCTGCATAGAAATTTCTGGAAAGTTGAGGGCTACGTGGAGCGAGAAGATGTGCTACAGCAAGCACGCGCGATCTACTATAAACTGCTGCGTAAATACGGCAAGGCAGTAGACGGAAACCAGCGTTGGTTTATGGCGTTGTTCATGCGTTCGTTTCAGAACTATTTTAATGGCTTGTGCTCGCAGCGATTGACTGCTGCGGATCACGAGTGCTCGTTAACTGAAATAGAAGATGACGCGAACGAAACATGGATGCCGCTGCGGTATGATCAAAACAGCGGTTATTTACTCAAGTTGCTTGAAGAAGCAACCGGCGAAGTAGGCGCTATATTGCAAATTGTGTTGCATGCGCCGCCTGAAGTGTTGCATGCAATGGTAGCGACGTGGAAGCAGAGTAACCGCCGCAAACCGGAAAGTAGTAGGTTCTTTATCGAGTTGTTGAATCTGTCAGTCGATCCGCGTACAACGGATGTTGTGCGCGAAGTTGAGCAGTATTTGTTAGGCACGGATGATAGTTCGGTATAGCTAGCATATCGAGGCCAGTATGGCCGAAACACTTAACCACAGTAACTAAGGAGAAAGCCAGATGGCGAAACTACATACGATTGAGCAGGAGATCCTTGAAGCAACCGGCGAGCGCAAGAAAGGCCGCAAAGAGGATCAGCAGGCGTATCTTATCCGGTTGGTGAACGCAGTCGCGCAGTTGTCGGATGAAGAATGGGAAGATCTCTCAGAGCCTACGCAGGAATGGTTTAACGAAGCCGGCACTGCACTGAACGACAAAGACGAAGATCCGGATAAGGAGCTTCCGGATTTCGATTCTGTGGGCGCGGAAGATACAGCGGACGAAGACGATGACGATGACGATGACGAAGAGAAGGAGTCAAAGCAGATTACGGCCGACAAGTTGAAAGTAGGGCAGGAGATCCGCGTGTTGAGCAAGCGCGACAAAGTGCTTGCAGAAGGTGAAGTGGTCAAAGCGGCATCGCGTAAGGTTACGGTACTGGACGATGACGGCGATGAGATTGCGATTGCCCATGCAAAGATCGGCAGTATCGAATTGCTGTCTGCTGATAGCGATAGCAGCGTTGCAGACGAAGACGAAGACGATGATGACGAAGACGATGACGAAGAAGAGGCGCCTGCAAAGCGCACTCGTGCAAAGCGCAGTAGCAAGTCGGGCACTGCGCGCGTCCGCACTCGCAACAAGAAGCCATCGCGCAGCAAGGCAAAGGCTGCAGACGAAGACGATGATGAAGACGATGATGAAGACGAAGACGAAGATGAAGCGCCGCCGAAGAGCCGTGCAAAGCGCACTCGTGCATCACGCGGCAGCAGCAGTGAGTCAGATAAGCCGAAGCGGCAGCAGGGTATTGGTGCAGCGATTCGCGAAGAGTGCTGCAAGTATCCGAAGATGAGTATCGAGAAGATCACGGCACGGCTGGAAAAGCAGGGATTCGACGTGAATCCGGCAACGCTCAAGCTGGAATACAACAAGGTCCATAGCATTTTGGATCTGCTCAAGGAGCACGACAAGCTCGCTTGATCATTCCAGTGTTGTAGTTTCTCGCGCCCCGCCCCTCTCTGTTCAGCGTATCGAGCAGAGAGGGGCTTTTTCGTTTCAGACTTAGCGCTCGCAGCGCTGCTTAGCTGCGCAGTAGCGCTCGCTTGCGCGCCAGCGCTGCGCAGGCGCCGCTAGGCGTGATTTCAGCGCTTAAGCGCTGTACCTGCCGTGCTCGGGGCGCGGAATCGCGTGAGCGGCTTCTCAGTGCGCCCACAGCGCTATCCGGAGATAAGAATGATTCTCAACCAGTCAGAGAAGCAGTGTCCGTCTGCGCGTTCGCTGCTGCTATTTGATTTGCTGAATCTCGCACACCGCGCGTATTACATGAGACGCGATGCAACGTTTCGCGGTCGGCATACTGGCACGTTGCACGGCGTAGTAATGCAGTTAGCAAGCACAGTGCTAGAAATCGGATCGTGTGATGTGATCGTGTGTACGGATACGCGCCCGTACCTACGTCAGCATTACTTGCCAGAGTACAAGACAGGGCGCAGTAAGAACAAAAACGAAACGATGCGCGCAGAATTCACACAAGGGTTACAACAGTGCTCAGAGTTTCTACGCATTGCAGGGATTTTGTACGTAGCGCGTGAAGGGTTAGAAGCCGATGATCTCATTGCGCATTATGTGCGCCATCGAAGTGATCGCTATGCGCGTGTAGTTGCTGCATCGAACGATACAGATTTATTTCAGCTATTCGATGTGCCGCATTTCGAATTGTACCGCGGCAAAAAGAAAGGTTTTATGACTGCTGCGGATTTTGCTGCACAATATTCACAGCTACCGCCTAGTGCTTGGGTCCAAGTAACTGCGTTGACTGGCGGCCATAATGGCTTAACGAAGATTCCAGGTTTCGGCGAGATTGAAGCCATCCGCTACATATGCGGCGAGAAAGTGCGCCGTAGCGCTGAGCGTAGCGCTGCAGAGATGCAGCAGACGATCGCGCTGAACAATAAGCTAGCGCGGCTTCCGATCTCTGTTTATCGGCATTATCACACGCTGCCGAAACCGTATAGCTGCGGCATCGATATGTCGCGCATGCGCGCGGTAACGAATTTCTTAGCGATGCACGGTATAAATACGACAACAACAATCAAGCGAGCATTGGAGATCATTTGATGGCCGCGCGCGAACGAGCCACGAGCACCTTGCAAGAAAATGTGCTTACGCTGCTTTGTTTTGATTCTGATACAGCGCCGATTATCCGCAACTTTGTAAGCACTGATCTATTTACTACTGAGATGTTCCGCACGGTTGCGGATGTTGCTGTCGATTTCTTAGATGAGTTTGGCGAGCCTCCTGGCGAGCACTTACCGGATCTGTTTGAACCGCTGCTAGCACAAGATGATCGAACAGCAAAACTCTATAAGCAGTTGCTGCGTAATCTGCACACGGCACATAGCGGCATCAATAAAGAGTATGTGCTGTCATCACTGAATGACTTTGTTCGGCGGCAAACGCTGCAAGTAACGATCACTGAAGCAGCAAAAGCACTGCGTAGCGGCGATGCAGAAGAAGCAGAATCGATTATTGAGAAGAATCGCGGTTTACGCGCAGAAGCGTTTGAGCCGGGCACGGTAGTTTATCGGGACGTTTCAGCGGTACTCGATGAGCTATCGAAGCCGCGAGAGTTTATTAGCACTGGCATTCCAGAGTTAGATCATGTGTCGTTTGGTCCGACAAGAAAAGCATTGCTCACAGTGTTAGCGCCGACAAGTCGCGGCAAAACATGGGCACTCGTACATCTCGGCAAGCAAGCATTGATGCGCAAACAGCGCGTGTTGCACATAACGCTAGAGATGAGTGAAGGCCGCACGGTTGCGCGTTACTTTCAAAATATGTTTTCGATAACGCGCCGGCAAACAGAACTGCTATCGCGCAAATTCAAAACGCATGATGGCGAGTTTGACGGTTTCACTGATCGTGTTGTTGAGCGACCTACCTTGACTGATCCCAAAACCCGCAGCTACATCGCGCGGCGAGTAAAGCAGTTTCCGCAGTTACGCAATTTGATAGTCAAAGAGTTTCCGACTGGGGCACTTACTATGCCGCTGTTGAATGCTTACTTAGATAACCTTGAGCGTATTGAGAAGTTCATTCCGGATTTGATCCTTATCGACTATGCGGATCTCTTTCGCTTAGGCGCTGAAAATCTGCGCTTAGAAGTTGGGCAAGTGTTTAAGGATCTGCGCGGCATTGGTGTATCGCGCAACATTGCTATCGTTACTGCGACACAAGCAAATCGCTTGGGCGAAGATGCGCCGCTAGTAACAGTAAAGCATCTCGCTGAAGATTACTCGAAGGCTGCAACATCAGATATGGTGTTATCGTACAACCAAACGGATTTAGAAAAAGCGCATAACCTTGCGCGCTTGTTCGTTGCAAAAAATCGCGATGAAGAAGATGGCGTAACAGCACTAGTCACACAGCAATATGGAATGGGGCAATTTGTGCTTTCGTCTATGCGTATGAACGCAACATTTTGGGACGCACTAGAGCGCGAAGCGCCGCCGCGCATGGTTGAAGGCGGCCGCGCTAAACGGCGTAAATCGAAAGCACGCGAAAGTAACTCTGACATTGAGCAGTCACAGACAAAACAACGCAAACGCGCAACCGTGCGCAATCGTAGGCGTTCATCATGATTAGTAAACACGCAGTGCGAGAGCTTTTGCGGCGGCCGCGCGAAGATTACTCTTTTCTAAAGCGTTTATCGCGGCAAAAGATGGAAAATCATGTAGGCGCGTTGATTGAAGGCACTTCATTTCAATTCAAAACGGAACCGTTTCTGCATCAGCTAACTTCGTTTTACGCTGGCGCTTGCCTGGATAACTTTCTTTTCTTCTTAGATATGGGACTAGGTAAGTCAAAAATCTTGCTTGATCTCATGCAGTACAAAAAGCTTACTGCCGGAGTAAATAGAACACTGGTGCTCGTGCCCTCAGTGATTAACTTAGAAGGCTGGCAAGAAGAAGGCGCGTTACATTCGACGTTAGAAGTAGTGCCTATGTTCGGCGATAGCGCAACGCGCTGGCGTTTGCTTGAAGAGCGCGGCGATGTGTTTGTGCTCACGTATGCAGGTTTGCTCTATATGCTGTGCGGATCGAAGCGCACGAAAGTAAGCAAGAAAATGAGTTTGAACACAAAGCTAGTGCGTAAGTTCTGCGGTTATTTCGATGCGTTTGCTGCTGATGAATTGCATAACGCAAAAAGCTCGCAGTCGCTTACACACAAAGCGTTAGAAAAATTGAGTAATGCGTTGCTGATTCGGTATGGCGCAACGGCTACACCGTTTGGGCTTGATCCGATTGATCTATGGGCACAGTTCTACGTGATTGATCGCGGCGAAACGCTTGGCGAAACGCTTGCACTATATCGGCAGGCTATGTTTGTGCAGCGCGCAGGGTATGGCGGATTTCCTAAATGGGAGTTTGATGACCGCAACATAAAACGGCTGCATCGTTGGCTGCAGAATCGATCGATACGTTATGAAGATGAGGATTGCTCTGATTTGCCAGCGCGCACTGATCAAGTAGTGAAAGTAGGATTGTCACCAGACGCAGTAGCGCACTATGAAACTGTATTGCGCGGGTTCGTTGTTGCAAAAGGAGATCGACAGCAGTTACAGGCTACGTATGCGAAGGCTAGACAGATCTGCTCTGGCTTTTTGCAGCTAAATGGTGAAGACAGCATGAAAGAAGTTATCCCATTCAAAGATCCGCCAAAGCAAGAAGCGTTGTTAGAGTTAGTGCGCAACATGCCGCGCGGTAGAAAGATGATCGTATGGCATGAGTTTCAACAATCAGGAAGACTGATCGAAGCAGCGTTAAAGAAAGACAATGTTCGGTTTGTTGCAGCACGCGGCGAGACAGACACGTTAGCTGCGATTCGCGAATTCAAAAAGAATCCTAAGTGCCGCGTGTTGGTGATGAACTATGCATCTGGTGCTGAAGGCGGCAACTTTCAGGCTGCGAATTATGTTGTTTGCTGGGATCTCACAGACAAGTACATTAAATTCCGCCAAGCGATGAAACGTTGTTGGCGCACCGGGCAAACGCAGCGCGTGCACTTCTATTACTTGCTCGTACATTGGAGCAACTCTGTTGATTTGAAAATCAAGCAAGCACTAGACAACGGCAAGGATATGTTTACTGAAGTTGTCGAAGGTAGAGAAAACTTCAATGATTGATCTTCAAGATTTGCTATCACGCAATGGCGTGCATTTTGCGCTAGCAGGCAAGAATGTAAAGCGTGGTAATCTTAATGTGAAGTGTCCGTTTTGCGGCAATGCGGATCCATCAGAGCATATGGGGATCAGCCTAGAAACGGGCGTATGGGGTTGCTGGCGAAACAACCAGCATCGCGGGCGCAATCTAGCTTACTTAGTAAAGCACTTGCTGCGCGTTTCGATGCGCGAAGCAATGCGCTTGACGAAGACACGAAGCGTTGCCGAAGAGACTGTATTAGACGCGCTCGCAACCGATGAGTATTTCGCAACTAAGGCTGTAGTAACGCGCAGTAGCAGCCTAAGAACATTGCTGCGGCCTAAACAGTTTCGATCGTTTTTTACGTACAGAGCAGCCGCAGTGCCTTATTTGGGGTACTTGTCGCTGCGCGGCTTTGCTGTGCGCGATGTAACTAAGTTAGTGCGTATGTTTCGATTGCGCTATGCAATTAGCGGTAGGTATGCGCATCGTGTAGTGATTCCGGTATACGTAGATGACTTGTTCGTTACTTGGACAAGCCGTGCGATATCGAACGATGCAGAGTTGCGTTATTTAGCTGCATCGGCGAGTGAGTCAACGCTCGATATTAAAGATACGGTTTACAACTTCGATGGTGCAGTGCGCGGCGGTAGTACGTTGTTTATCGTTGAAGGCCCGATCGATGTATGGAAGATGGCTTACTTCGGCGCAGCACATGATTGCTCGGCTGTTGCGCTCTACAACATGAATCTAGAGATGCCGCAATTGTACTGGCTTAGCTTGCTTTGGCCATACTTCGATCGTGTGCGTGTAGTGCTGGATGCAGGCGAGCTTGATTCTGCTTTTCGTGTCTGCGATTCGTTGAGTGTCTTAGGCGGTGACTTGGATTTTCTCATGCTTGAAAGCGTAGACGATCCTGGTGATCTTACGCGTGCACAAGTACAGGAACTTTGTACTGCGGTTATTTGAGGGAGTGATTATGAAAGATCAGAAGATAGCAGTATCAAGTTTTCGGAATGCTCTTAACACTGTTAAGCCTGCCTTGGCTTCAGATGTTGTGCTTCCGATTGTGTCTCATTTTTGTTTTGACGGCGATACTGTGTACGCATATGACGGTGTTAACGGTATTCGTGTGCCAATGCCGGAAGATGCGCCGAAGATACGCGGCGCAGTGCCAGGCAGTGCGTTGCTGAAACTTGTTGCGTCATTAGGAGGCTCTAGTATGGCGATATCTTCAGAGCAGGGGTATTTCCGCATTAAGTCTGGTCGCAGTTCCATGAAGCTGCCAATGCTGGATGCAGAATCTTTTATTTGGGAAGCTTCTACGTTTGGCGAAGTGCAGCAAGAGATCCCGATTACGGCTGAGTTTATCGAAGGTTTGAAATTGTGCCTTTTGACAGTAGAAGATACAGCACTGATCAAACACTATCGCGGTATAACTGCTGATATTACGAATGGACATATCACGTTATACAGCACGAACAACAACACACTATCTGTTTTTGATGTAGCGGCTTCTGCTATTGAAGCAGCCGAGCCGTTGTTGTTGCCACGCCGATTCTGTCAGTTGCTAGTCGATTGCTGCGGCGGTAAAGAAGGCCCAAGCGAAGGTATGACGTTAAGTATTGGTGATGGCTTTGTAGCGGTTACTGATCCTACTCTGCTGGAAGAGCACTTTTTCCTAGTAACGTCAGTTATAGAAGGCGCGAAGCCTTCAGATTTTGAAGAAGTGTTAGAGCATTACTTACCGAAGAAGAAGAAAGCCCCAACGTTTCCAGTCAACGATTCGTTTACTCGTGCATTGAAGCGCGCAGTAGCTATCTTGAGTGATGAAGCAGTAAAGACTACTGCAGTTGAAATTAGCGGCACAGAGATAACGTTTCGTACAAGTTCAAGTATGGGCGATGTGCGTGATCGCGTTGTGTTTCGAGACGCAAAGCACGCAGCAAAAGAGACAGTGCATAAAGTAGTGCCTCCTGATTTGTTGCTGTCTGCTATGAGCGTATGCAATCAAGTTCACTTTGCCGACAAAGTGATCGTTTGTAGTAGGGATGATATGTATAAGCAATTGGTTGTTTATTGCACCGATCAACAGTAGGAGACAGCGATGGGATTCTTTTACACAGACGCGAGTGATGCAAAGAAGCCTAAGCGGCAATCTGTGAAAGGCGTTGATCGACTGCCGCCGGAAGTGATACGTAAAAAGTCATGCGCGATATGTCCGCGCAAACCAACATGGAACAAGCTAAAGCATCCTAAATTTGAAACGTCAGTAGACAGGCAAGCAAAACGTGCGACAACGTATTATTTGCTCGCGCTGCAACCAAGCCAAGAAGATGATCGTATAGGCAATCCTTTAGGGAGTGAGGCTGTCTTGGAATATCTCGGCAGAACTGTTGAGGATTTGCTTTTTGATGACGGCTTTTGGGCAGAAGATATTGCAATTGGCTATGCCGCGCGCTGTTACTCAGAAGAGCAGCCATCCGAGCTAGTGTTAGCTACCTGCAGAAAGTATTGGGAAGATGACATTGCGCAACTGCAACCGGATGTTGTTGTCGGTTTTGGCGAAGCAGTTTTGAACTTAGTAACAGGCAGGAACGATATTCGCGCATGGGCAGGGCGCCGCATACCACTAAAGATTGCTGATCATGAGTGCTGGTTTTTCCCAGTGCTAGACGTTACTGAGATGCTGAGTTTGCAGCGCTATGATCGCAACGATGAGCCGTTTGAGTCAGATAACGATCGTTGGTTTATCCAGCAACTTACCCAAGCACTGGACGATCGTTTGCCAAATGAGATCCCTTACTTAGGCGATTACACGCTTGAGCAGCACTTAGAGGATTGCGATTGGGTTTTCGGCAATAGCGCTAGTGATTTTCGTAAGATTGAAAAATGGCTAGCGGATTTTGCTGATTGTGATGTGTTAACGATCGATTACGAAACACAGAATTTAAGGCCCTATCGTCGCAAGTCTGATGCGCTGCCTAGCTCGCTGTTGACTGTAGCGTTAGGTGCTGCAGATAAGACGGTAGCGTTTCCATTATTGCATCCGGAAAGCTGGCAAGGTTTAAGCAAGCTACAGAAGAAGCTAATGCAGTTGTTTGGCGAGTTTCTGCAACACTCAAAATTGAAAGTAGCGCATAACCTAGAGATGGAGCAGGAATGGTCACTGTACTATTGGCCAGATGATTTTGCTGCGAGCGGGTTATGGGACGATACGATGGCGCTAGCTTATTTGCTAGATGAGCGGCGCGGTGGCGGTGTGTTGTCACTTGATGCGCTTGTATACCAACATTTCGCGGTTAACTTAAAGCAATACTTTCAGCACCTAGACAAAGCGCGAATGTCAGAGATGCTGCTTGCTGATGTGCTGCCGTATAACGCGCTGGATTCAAAGTACACGCTACTGCTTTATGACCAATTAGATGCAACGCACGCACTGCCAAAAAACCAATCACTAAGTTGGCTGCGGCAGCATCATTCGCGTTTAGCTTCAACAATTTCGTATATGCACGCTGAGGGCGTGCTTGTAGATCAAGCGAAAGTTAAGAGCATCGCAAAAGATCTTGCGCAGCAAGTTGAAGGCTTGAAGACTGCCTTTTTCGATCTAGAAGAAGTACAGGCGTTTAAGAAACGTACATCGCGCACGTTTAACCCAGACTCAGATGATGATGTGTTCTATGTGCTTGGTGAGATTCTGCAAAGAGATGAAATTTTCGTAGATCGCGGCAAGGGCAAGAGTGCAGATGCTGCAGTGCTGCGCAGCATTCCAGCGAACATATCGAAACTACCAGAATTGTTGCTCGAATACCGTGAAGTAACTAAGTTGCAGTCAACGTACATTACGCCAATCGATGGCTATATTGCGGAAGATGGTCGCATTCATGCTTCGTTCAACTCAAAGCTTACAGGCACGGGGCGCTTGTCTTGTTCTGATCCGAACCTGCAGAATTTTCCGAGTAGAAAAAACAAGTTTGTGCGTTCAATGATTATTGCGCCGCCTGATCATGTGATGATGTGCGCTGATTATGGACAGATTGAAGCGCGCGCGATTGCAATGTTGACTGAAGATCAGGCTTTCTGCGAGGCACTATGGAACGGCGACGATGTGCATATGGATTGGGCGTTGCGCATTCGCGAAGTTGCTGGCTACGCATTCGATCTACACGCTGAGCGCGCGGGTATAACTAACGAAGAAGAAGCAATACAGGCGTTTCGATCGAAGATTAAGAATAGCTGGGTTTTTCCATTGTTCTTTGGCTGCTCGCTGCAAACTGCTGCGCGGTATACAGGCGCTGATGCGGATGATGTTATGGACGTTTTTAATGAGTTCTGGGATACGTTTGCCGGCGTCAAAAAATGGCAACGCCGCTTAGCGGATTACTACCGGGAGCATCTTTATGTAGAAACACTTACTGGCCGGCGCCGCCGTTTTTCTAAGTCTGCGTTAGCACTTGGCTATAACGATCTCATCAATGCACCAGTGCAGGGCACGGCTTCTGATCTTGTCACTGACGCAATGAATCGCGTATCAGAAGAAGGGTATCGCGTTGTTAAGAATATCCATGATGATCTTGTGAGCTACGTTAAACAGGCGCGCTTGAAGCGCACTGCGAAAAGCTTAGCTAAGTTGATGTGTGCTACTGAATTTGATTGGGTCAATGTGCCGTTGTCTGTTGAGATTACGGCCGGACCGAATTGGTATGAACAACATGAAGTGCTTACTTATGAGAGTAAATAAGAGTCTGCAGTGACAGCGAATCCTGCTGCGCGGATCACTGTTTTGGAATGTCGTTGCATAAGAGGATTAATCAATGGATTTAGCCGCTTTAGTACGGCCGACTTCGTTACATGAAGTAGTAGGACAACAACATGTTTGTAAGTCACTTGAAGGCTTGAGCGCTAGCGAAGCGATGCCGCATGCAATGTTGTTTCATGGACCTTCAGGCACTGGCAAAACAACTGTAGCGCGTGTTGCTGCAAATATGCTCGGGATTACTGCCGGCAACTTGATCGAAGTTGATGCGGCTAGCGCATCAGGCGCTGCTGATATGCGCGCTGTTGCTGATATGTGTGCGTATCGCGCGATGGGCGGTACCGGGCGCCGTATGGTGATCGTTGATGAATGCCATAGTCTTTCTAAACAAGCATGGCAAGTGCTGTTAAAGCCGATCGAAGATGCTGCTGAATATCAGTATTTCGTGTTCTGTACGACTGAGCCGGATAAGGTTCCAAAGACGGCTAAAACGCGCTGCCACGAATACCCGTTTAAGCCAGTAGGCGACGATGACTTGTTGGGTTTGCTGGATGAGATTTGCGCAGCGAATGATCTGCTTACAAACGCATCAGAAAAAGATGTAGGTGCTGTTTTCGATTTGATTGTAGAACGCAGCGAAGGTAGCCCAAGACAAGCGTTAACGTATTTGTCGCAAGTTGCGCACGCTAAAGACTATGACGATGCAGCGCAGATGATCGAAAGCGCAGAAGCAGCGAGCGCAGAGGCAGTAGCACTGTGCCGGCATCTGTTTAAGACAGCAGGCACTGATGCAACGCGCGGTTTCCGCGATGCGTTGCGTATTGTTAGTCGCCTTCAAGGTACTAGTGCTGAGTCGGTACGATTAGTGATGTGTAGTTATTTTTCTACTGTTGCGTTGAAAGACGCAAACGTAACTGCAGTCGATATCTTGTCTGTGTTTTCGGGCAAGGCATACAACCAGTCAGAAAAATGGGCACCGCTGATTGTCGATTTAGCAGAGTTCTACTTAGGAGGCGCGCGTGATAACAATTAAAGAAGCACGAAAACTTTTAGCCATTGATCGCGACGATCTGGACACTGCGATTATGGATCAACCAGTAGTTTACGCTGAAGTTGCGTTAAAGCGCGTTGAAGCAGAGAGTCGCCGCGATCGCGCAAAGGATTCGATAAGTTTAGCTGAGTCGCGTGCGTATATTCGGTTGCGCACTAACGCAGAGAAAGGAACAAGCGAAACTGAGTTGAAATTCAGAGTGCAAAAGGAATCCAGTGTTGTCGAAGCACACGATGACTATCGCAAGCATAAAGAAGATGCAGCGCAATGGCTTGCGGTTGAAGAAGCTTTCAGACAGCGCGGCTTTATGCTTCGTGAACTCGCGCGGATGTGGGCCGCTGAGCACTACGAATCTGATTCAGTATCTGGACAGCTAAAGCAGCACAAAAAGGATCGCGTTCGTGTGCAAGAAGCTACTAAAGCAGCAAGACGAAGTAGGAGCAACGCATGATCGAAACAATAAAGGAGGCTATTTACTACGGAGTTCTGTATGTCGGATTTTTGTTGATCTTGTGTGTAACGGTGCGCGCACTTACTGATTGCGTGCTGCGCGCTTATGAAGAGTCACTCAGACGGAGGAAACGAAATGGCAAAGACTCGTATTAAGTCCAGGCGCGGCGGTAGTAGTAAGGCGCGTAGTAGCGGCGCAAAGAGCAGCCGTCGCTTTAAACAGCTAGACGCTGATTCAGCAAAGCAACGCGCAGCACAAGGCACAAGAGGGCAGCGGCAGCGTTTTTTGAACTCGGATTATCCGATCTACATACCGGGCGAGAAAAACAAGATCCGTATATTGCCGATGCCGGAATCGGCGGGTGATGAGTACACACATTACGCAGTTGATGTGCCGATTCATTACGATGTAGGTCCAGACGGGCTGCAGGTAATGTGCGTTGAACGCGCGTATGGCGAAGAGTGCCCGATCTGTATTGAGATGCGTGAAGCAGAATCAGAAGGAGACGAAGAGCACGCACGTAACTTGCGCGCTAATGTGCGGCCAGTTTGTTTCATCGTTGATCGCAACGCAGACGATCCCGACACTGTGAAAATTTGGCCAATGCCTGCATCGCTTGACCAAGATATTATCTCGGCTGCTGTTGATGATGAATCGGGCGAAGTGCTGCCGCTAACCGATCCGTATGACGGGTACGACATAACGTTCACGAAAACGGGCAAGGGAAAGCACACGAAATACGGCATTCCGAAGATTGCGCGTCGGCCAAGCCCGGCAATATCTGATAGCGGTTCGTTGGATGATGTGCTGGATGAAATCGAGCGCAAGCCAATACCAGAGTTGTTGCAGAAGCCGGACCCTGATTGGCTTGAGCGCGTATTTACCGGCAAAGCACAGAAGCCGGGTGCTAGTAGAGATCGATCACTGCAAAGCCGTAATCGCAGCAAAGATACGGAAGACGATTCTGAGTCCGAAACGTTGAGCTTTGCTGATCTCGAGGCTATGGATTTCGATGAGTTGTGCGAAGTGATCGAAGAAGAAGGGATTGCGGATGAAGTTGATCCTGAAGATTTCGATGAAACAGATGAGCTTGCGGAAGCAGTCGCCGAAGCATTGGGGTTAGAGAAGAAGAAAGCAAAGCCGAAAGCGCGTAAGCGTCCAAAGACGCGCGACGATGACGAAGACGATGATGAAGACGATGACGAAGACGATGACGATAATGATCGCGCAGCGCGTATGCGCAAGCGCAATAAGCGCACGCGCCGACGTTAAGTAGTCTTCTGGTTTAACGGACAGCGCCATAACACATTTTTTCGATGTGGCTCTTCCCGGAGCATGGCGCTGTCCGTTTTTTTTTGGGGAGAGCTTTCTTGTGGTACGAAAAAAGCTAAAGCGTGTTCGTGTCGGCATACAACCGAATGCCAGCGCTTATTTTGATGCGTTGAAGGCATCGCTAACGTTTATTCCAACTGGCTCGCAAGCATTGGATCTAGTGCTCGGCGGCGGTTGGGCAGAAGGCCGGATCGTTAATGTTGTAGGCGACAAATCAACAGGCAAAACACTGCTAGCAATCGAAGCAGCCGCTAATTTCATTCGCACTTTTCCGGATGGGATCGTGTATTACGATGATGCAGAGGCTGCTTTTGATGAACCTTACGCTGAGATTATGGGGCTGCCGGTAAGCAGCGTTACGATGCTCGCTAGCGATCTAGTAGAAGATTTCAATAAGCAGTTAGATGCTGCAGTAACGCACGCAAACAAGACGGGTAAACGTGCACTGTATGTGTTGGATTCTATCGACTCATTGAGTGATCTTGCAGAGCAGGGCCGAGAGTTTGAGAAGGGTAGCTTCGGTACAAAAGCTAAGCAAGTATCGGAGTTGTTTCGCCGACAAAAACGAAAGCTACGCGATGCTGGTGTTACGTTGCTCATCATTTCGCAAGTGCGAGATAACATCGGCGTCACGTTTGGCCGCAAGCACAAGCGCAGCGGCGGCAAAGCGCTAGACTTCTACGCTTCGCAAGTGCTCTGGTTAAGTGAGAAGAAAAAGCTAGAGCGCACGCGCAACGGCGTTAAGCGCCCATATGGTGTGCTCATCATTGGCAAGTGCGAGAAAAATAAAGTTGGCTTGCCGTTTCGCAGATGCGAATTTCCAGTAGTATTTTATTACGGTTTGGATGACGTTGAATCTATGCGCTTATGGCTGCTGGAAAATAACTATAAGCAAAAGGCAGCGCTTGAACGGCTTTGCCGATCAGCCGCGAGTAAAGATGCGGATGCTTACGCAGAATTAGTGCGCGTATTACATGAGCACTGGAATGCTGTAGAGCAAACCTTCATGCCGAAAAGCAGAAAGTACTCATGAGAGTATTAGGCATTGATCCTGGTGTTACTGGTGCATTTGCAGTTGTTGAAGGCTCGGTTGTTGATAGCGCGAATCGAGTAATCATAGAGATCCTGGATGCACCATGGGAGTTTGAAAAGAAAGGCAGCGCAAAGAAGCGCGTAAATTTACCGCTATATGTAGACATGTTGCGCGGGTTGATTGAGCGCACTGATCCGGATCTTGCAGTAGTTGAGTTGATTACTGGACGCACTGTACGCGGTACTGTTGCTACATGTAAGTTGTGCGGCTCATTCGTTGCGGCGCAAGTACTAGCGATTGCTTGCGATATTCCGTACACAACACCGCCGGCCGCATATTGGAAGAAAAGCTTTAGCTTGCTTAGGTCAACTAAATTGGCTTCGCGCATTCTTGTACGGCGGTTGTATCCAGATTACAGCCATAACCTGTATTCGTATATCGATAACAAAGCAGTCGATCGGGCTGAGGCTGTATTGTTAGCAACTTATGGAGTTATTCATGCGGCTGCTATTAACAAGCGATCTGCACTTAACATCGGTAGTTGAAGATGAATACAGATGGGAATTTCTCGAATGGTTGCTTAGCGAAATAGTTCCAAGCGTTGATATGGTGTTTGTACTCGGCGATTTAACAGACGCAAAGGATAAGCACCCTGCAGCGTTAGTAGCGCGTGTGACGGATTATGTTGTGCGGTTTGCGAAACAATGTCCGTTATTCATCTTGAAAGGCAACCATGATTACATTGATCCGAGTACACCGTTTTTTGGTTTTCTTGATCATGTGCATCGTCGTGCAACGTTTGTTGTTAAGCCGCATTATGTAGATTTAGGCTCTCGGCGCAATGGTATATGGTTGCTGCCGCACACGCGCGATAAAGCGAACGATTGGTGCGCTGAATATTTTCAATCGCGCTACACATTCATCCATGAGTGCGTAGTAGGTGCGCGCGCGAGTAACGGCGTGCGAATGCAAGCAGGAGTCGAACCGCAGTATTTTAAGAATGCACGCGCTAGGATTTTCTCTGGCGATATTCATGTGCCGCAGCGAGTTGGCAAAGTAACGTATGTCGGTGCGCCGTATCCGATTCGTTTTGGCGATACGTATGCACCGCGCGTTATTTTGCTCGACACAAAAGCAAAGACGATGCGCAGCGTTGCGATTCCAAATTCTGTACGCAAATGCTCTTTGCATATTCGATCAGTTAAGGATTTGAGTAGCGCAGATTTGCGCGCTGGCGATCATGTGAAAGTCAAGTATATCGGTCGCAAAGGTCAAACTGTCGATTGGGCTACAGTCTCAGAGCAAGTAGCAAGCGTTGTAGAGCACGCAGGGGCGCATTTGCGCGCACTTACATACGAGACTCGGCAGCGCGTGCGCTTATTGCAGCACAAGCGCACAGAGTCGCTTAGCGGCGATGATTTCTCTGCGCTTGAACGGCATATACAGACAGCCGGCGCAGATGAGATAACTGCAGAAGAAGGGCGCAAGTTAATGGAGAGCCGCACCGATGCGCCTGTTGAAGATTGAAGGCGCGAATTTTAAAAGTCTGCGTGATCCGTTTGCATTTGAGTTTCCGAAAGCGTCTGGGCTGTACTTCATGCATGGCGAGAACCGCCAATCGCCTGCAATGGGCGCAAACGCTGCAGGCAAATCAACGCTATGGGACGCTGTAACTTGGACTCTTTACGGCAGGACACTGCGCGGCTTGAAAGCGAGCAATCTCGTTTCATGGGGCAGCAGCAAATCGCGGCGCAGTAGCAGTAAGTATTGGGTACGTGCACAGCTAGCATTGTCTGGGCAGATCGTTACTATCATGCGGCAGCAAACGCCAAATAAAATATTGCTGCAAGTTGGCGAAGGTCCAGAAATTGAAGTCAATCAAGACGGGCTTGAAGCCATCGGGCTACTGCCGTATCAGCAATACACTAACGCGCTTGTGTTTGCACAGTTTGGTTCGATGTTCTTAACGCTGCAAGCCAGTAATAAGATGGCGCTGTTTTCTGAATTGCTTGGCCTTGATGACTGGCTCGCGCGCAGTCGCAATGCAGGAAAAGTTGCGCAACAGTATTCAGATAGCTTGCGCGACGCAGCCGCGTATGTGCGACAAGCAAAAGCGAAGCTAGTTGATTTACAAGATCGACTAGATGACTTGATCGCAAGCTCTAACGAATGGAAAGCCGCGCGCAAGAAAGAACAGGATCGACGTGATCGTGAGTTAGTACGCTTAGGTGAGCGTAAGCGCAAATTGCGTATCGAAGAAAAACATGTACTAGCACATCTGCAATCACTCGGCGATCAACTGCGCGAAGCGCAAGCGCAAAAGCAGCATGCAGATCAAGATGTGAAGTATTGGGACGCACAGCTAAGCGAAAAGAAAAAGAAAGTAATCGCAGAAGAATCAGAGATCATATCGCTTGAACGTAAACTGCCTTGGCTCGAAGAAGCAGCCATAGTGCGTAATGCAGTGTTGTGTCCAACATGTAATCGGATATTGACCCAAAAAGCTGCAAAGAAAGCTATTGAGCGCGTTAGAAAGTTTATTGCAGATACTACGATTTCTACTGCGCCGTTACGCGCAGCGCGTGATGAGGCTGAAGATGGCTATATCGCTGCGAAAGATGCGCAGCAGAAAGCAGCGAATGAGTTGCAGCGCGTGCGAGAATTGATGCGCGATAAAGAATCGGACAGAAAGTCACTGCAGCGCACACTAGAAAACGTAATAGAAGATATACGCACAGTGTCATCGTCTGCAGTAGAACGGAATCCTTTCATAAAGCGTATTAAGACAGTGCGTGATCGAATTCAAACGGCTGAAAAATATGTAGCTGCAAAAGCGCGACAAGTGCAGTACATAGAACGCCGCGTACAAGGCGCTAAGTATTGGGTCCAAGGCTTCAAGGATATTCGGCTGCAATTGACTTCAGAGTTTCTCGTTCAGTTACAAGTTGAGATCAATCGATTGCTGCCAGATTTAGGCTTAGCTGATTGGCGCGTTGTACTTGATATTGAAGCCGAGACAAAAGCGAAGACGATGCGCCGCGCATTGACGGTGCTAGTGAAAAAACCGGACTCACCAGAGCTAGTACCGTTCGAGTCTTGGTCTGGCGGCGAATCACAGCGCTTGATTCTTGCAGGTTCGATGGGACTCTCGAATCTCGTACTAGCGCGGTATGGTTTATCTAAGCCGATTGAAGTTTGGGACGAACCGTCTTCCTATCTTTCTGAGCACGGTATTTTGGATTTGCTAGAAATGCTCAAACTGCGCGCGCGCACTGAGCGTAAGCAGATTTGGATCGTTGATCATCGCACGCTTGAATTCGGTGGCTTTGCTGGCGTGCTAACAGCAGTCAAAGATACAACTGGCAATACTTTCTTGGAATACAGCGATGAATGATAAAGCTAAGCGCGTACAGATCCGTAGTGCCAAGCGCCGCGTATCGATTCGTAACTGGACGAAAGTCGATCAGCAGTATGAAGCAGCGCGCCGCTTGATTCGGCAGCGCGAGAAAAAGCTAGTACAGCTAGAGCTTGGCACTGCTGTGTATAGCGTGCCGTATGGTGTTGCTGCGTATGTTATCGAATTGCATCAAGAGAATTACGCACTCAGTACACGCATAAGACAGGATCAGCGCATCGTTAGTCAGCATATTGAGCGGCCAATACCGAGGATCAAGTAATGCGTTGTCCAGTATGTCAGAGCAAAACGCGCGTAATCTATTCGCGCTTTTCAAAGCGCGAGCACATGACGCGCAGAGGCCGAAGATGCGTCGATCCTGCGTGTAACTATCGATTCAAAACTCGTGAAGGCTTAGCTGCGTACATTCGCGCGTTAGTTGCGTTGCATAAACTTGTAGATGATCTTGATACGCGCTTTGCGCAATGGAAGGAGAAACTACTTGATAAGAAAACGTAGTGTTGTATCAGAACTCAGTAGAGCAGAGTTAGAAGCTTTTGCTGAGTATGCACAGCACCGGATTATGGATCTAGAGCATGTAGCAACACTTATCTTAAAAGCTTATGGAGGCTTCTATCGACAACGCAAAGACAACTTAACTACTGTGTCGCATTATGTGCCGGCTTCTGCGATGATCGAATCTAAGGATATGCAAGTTGTCGAAGATGTACTGAATCACAAAGCAGGCAGATCAATCGTTGATCCAAACTGGCAAAATACACGCAAGAAATTACTCGGTCCGTTTCGGATCCGAATTAAACCAGCAGGCTTATTTAGCGGGAGAACAAAATGGCGCACTTCGAGCAAGATGCAACGAACGAAACAGAGCAGTTCATACTAACGTTCAATTCAGTTTCAGAAATCATCTATCAGAACAATGAAGATAAAGGTTTCTGGAAAGACGGCCGGCATCGCAATGTGCCAGAAGCGATCGCGCTAATGCACTCAGAACTATCAGAAGCGCTAGAAGCGTATCGCAAGAAAAACGTCAGAGATGCTTACGGCATCATAGCGTTTGAGCCGGATCATCATGTACCGCAGTATTCAAACTTTGCAGTAGAGTTAGCAGATACCATGATCCGAATTATGGATCTGTATATTGGCCTATCTGTGTATAACGGCGTCGATTTGAAACTGCCGGAAGCACTGCTCGCAAAAATCCAGTTCAACGCAACCCGAGAGCACTTACATGGCAAGCAATTCTGATGAGTTTGATCGCACGAACATCAGCGAAACGCTGTATGAAGTTGAGCTAGAGCTAGTCACTTGGACACGCGACGCAATCGGCTTCAAGCATCCAGATGAACGCAGCACTGAGTTGCTTTGGATTCCATTCAGCGTAGTAAGTGATTTTGATATTGACTGGCTTGGCGACGTATTTAGCGAAGGATCTGAAGTAACGTTAAAACTACCGGAATGGTTCATTATGTCGAAGAATCTAGATCGCTACATTAGTTGAGTGCTGCACAGATGAAGAAAAACCAGATCAACAGCACAACGAAAGCGCAGCGCGTAAGCGATCTGATTGCTTGGGCGCTCGTGTTACTAGCGTTTGCTACGCTTGGTAGCGTGCTGCGCGAGTTGGATCAGCATACCGCAGAGCCGCAGAGCCGATCCGAGCTAGTACGCGATTGTATTGCGTATGGCCGTAAGCGCACAGAGTGCGAAGCGTTGTTTAACCTGTCAAACCAGCGAGATCAGACTGATGCCAGCTACTGATAAAGAAAGCAAAGCGTATATAGAGCTAGAGCAAAAGCATAAGAAGTTAAAAAAGCAACTCAAAGCACTAGAAACAAAAAACAGTCATACATTACAGCGCCGAATAACAGAGTTAGAGAAGACAAAACAAGAATTACAACGCACAAAACAAACACTAGAAGCACTGCAACAGCGTTGTAAGTACATTCGTGATGCGTACACAATACAACTTGAAGAACAGAGAAGCTTTCCGCAAAACGAGTATGTGCGCGGAATGTCGAACGGAATAATTTTCGCAGTAGCGTGTATTGATGATTTTGATCCGACTGAGTTGTATATCGGCGATCCAAAGTCAGTGCCGTTTGTGCAATTCGGCGAGCAGCACACAACAGACGGCGTAGCGCCCATATGGCGTGCACAAGAGTTGTTAGACAGCACAGATCCAGAGCCGGAACCAGAAGAAGATTTAGAAGAAGATTTAGAGCCAGTAGCCGATCCGACAGAACAAGATCCGCACGAACACGAGCAGTCAGTACACACACGAACAGAACAAGATAAATTAGTGTCGAACGTGTACAGCCTTGGTGGCGATTTGCCGGCAAATCAAGTGCTGTATGAAGCAATGCAAAACGAGTTAGGTAATGTTGTTGTAGTAGGCTTTAGATCAAAACAAGATGCACAAGGAAACAAGTTCTATTGCGCAGCAAGTTATGCAACGCACGAGTCAGTTGTGTATGTGCTGCAGCAAGCGAATTTGTTCGTACTAGAGCACTGTAGAAGTTAAACAGAAGAGGATTAAGTCATGCTAAGAAAATACGACGAAATACTTTATCGGTTGAACTGGCTACTACGTGGCGTTGAATACGCAGCAAAGTTGCCGAAAGATATACCGAATATACGCAATAATTTTCATGTGCACCGGCAAAGTGAATGGGGGCAATATTGCAGGCAGTACAGATTGCGGTACTTATGCGTGTAGACTTGGATGGGCACTGTATTTAGAAGGCTTGTGGGATTCTGAGGAATGCGGTGTGCAGCGTGCAGCAGCGTTTATTGAGATATTCAATATTGGGCTGATTAATTACTTTGGATTTAGTAGAACAGAGCAGATTATTAGTATTTTCCATAGTGACGCGCACTGCGATGCAACTGCAATAGCTACAGTGCGCGCAGCGATTAAACGCCGTGAGCAAGAAATAGCACAAGCGCAGTATGAGCAACAAGAGGCTATAGCAGTATGTTCATAGCGCAGCAACCAGCACGGGTGTATAGCGTATACAGCACAACTAGTGCGTATAGCACTAGCGTGTATGATAGCGGAGTGCTGTGCACGTATACGTATTGGAATCCAGTAACCAAGCAATGTAGTGCGTATACGCGGTATGTGTATAACCCAGACGATATAGCGCTGGTAGTGCTTGAGTAGTGTGCAGCGCAGCGGGTTGTATGCGCAGTAGGTTGTTGTGTTGTGCAGTGTTGTATTGCGCAACGAGTTGTATTGCGCTGCGCAGTGCAGCGCAACGAGTTGTATTGCGCAGTGCAGCGCAGCGGGTTGTATGCGCAGTAGGTTGTTGTGTTGTGCAGCGTAGTGCCGCGAGCGCAGCGGTCGCGCAGTAGCGCAGTAGCGGGTAATGGTTGTATTGCAGTGTGTTATCTGTCGTAAGCGAAATAATGCTATAACTAAGCTTTGAGTTACCACCGTACAACTGTATGGAGATAAAGCGAAATGCTGAATGATTTCAAACAAGATTCGGATATGATGCTCGCGTTTGAGCAGTTAGCGGACGCATACGCAAAGATGCTGGTTAACTACACGAGTGTAACGCAGAAGATGCACACATTTCTGCGCAGCCCGCAGTTTGTAGCGAATTTAGAGCCGGGTAGTTTGCTGTACAACTACATAGAAGAGCAGCGCGCTAAACAAGCGTATGCAGATCCAGCTACAGGTTCGGATAGTGATCCGAGAATGTTGTTGAATCTAGGCATACGTCCGGATTTCAAAGAAACAGCAGATAATGACGTGCTGTTCTACGGTTTTGAAGTAGTGCTCCATGCAAATGACGGCACAATATTAGAAACTGCTTATGTGCCGTATGTACTAGAGCACACGAACCCAGAGGGCAATCAAGATGACACTACGCACTGAGCATGCATCAGCTATGTTATGTGTGTTGTATGGCCAGCTTTTCGATATGCGCGTGTACTGCGATTTGAACCCTACAGGCGCGCTTGTGTTGTGCTACGAGAAAGTACAACCAGACAGCGCACCGAATTTAAATGAGCGTGTATGGGCTGATCCGTTCTACTTAGGCAGGCTTGAGCGCGATCGGTTTTTGCTTGCGTTGCAGATACAGACGGCGCAAACACAAATTGAAACCAGGATCGCTGAAGCAGTTGAGCAACTGATAGTGCCGATGTTGCGCTTTACGCAAGAAAGCGAAACAGCACGAGCGTATCCGCATAATTGCTATGGCTTACCGTCAGCGGTGTATAACGTGTACGCGCGCGCAGGTTACGCTGAGTCTGTGCTCGATTATGAGCGTAACTGCCCGCCGAAAGGCGCACGCGATTATGCAGCGCATTGGTTCAAAGCAGCGCTTGCAGAAGAGTGTCCGGAATTAGTACCGAAAGTGTTTACCGACTAAGTATAGATACTACAAAAGCAGTGCGGTTGACAGATCAGTGCGTATCAGTATTTTAAGAGCCTATCGTACATACATTGAATTGGAGTGTACTTCTACGATGGGTAAGCAAAAACGAGTGCGCATAGCATTGCGCAACAAGAACAAGAAGCAAGCGCGCACAGAGACAGATGGCGTTGCGCAGCAAGAGCCGGCGGCACTAGGTACGATCTGTTTTGAACCGATCACTGAGATGCCGCTAGACGAATACACGATCACGCAAATCTGTTTGCAAGTGCGTGATGGCGTGCCGGCACGCGATGCAGTCTGGCTGCTCGGCTATAGCGAGAATCGGCATCACGCCTGGATGCGGCGCGGCGTTCAAGCGCGCGAGGATCTCGAAGCCGGCATGAAGCTCACGAAAGAGCAAATGGCGTTCGCAGTCTATTATCGTGAAGTCAAGAAGGCGGAAGCGTATTTCCGCCGGCGCTGTATCAATCGCAGTCTGACTGTCGATTATTTCGCAGAGACTTGGATCCGCGATATGACTATCTTAGAGCGCCGTGATAAAGAGCACTGGGGCCGCAGCAACGATACGTTGAGCCGGCCAGAAGAGTTCAAGCCGGATGATAGTTTCTTGTAACCGATAGAGGGCGAGTCATCATGTATAAGCGCACGCGCAAGAAAGCTAGGCCGATCCCGTGGCAAAATAGGTTACTGAACTTGTTTCTTGCTATCCTTGCAAGCTGCATGATCTTTGTAACTTGTATAATGCTAGCTTTGTTTACGTACAGCGCAAAAGCAGCGCGTTTAGAACATGAAGCAACGTATCAGCAGCGCTACTGCGCAGCGCAGAATGGCGCGACAGAGCACCGCATAGTAACTGCGCACGACGGCTTGATCGGGCGCGTCGATTGTCTGACTGAGTTCTATGCAATCGAAATGGATTTTGCCGACAAATGGGCAGAAGCCATCGGACAGTCGTTGTTCTACGCGCACTACATGCAGCGGCAAGCTGGCATTGTGCTGATCCTCGAAGCAGCAGACGATTGCCGGCATGTGCGCAAGTTGCGACAGACAATTGCAGCGCATCGATTGTGGATAGCACACTGGACAATTGGTCCAGGTGCCGAGTTCTGCGGCTCTACTGCGCTAAAACAAAGGAGGTGATCGCTTATAGAGAAATTGAAATCGATATTGGATAGGTACTCCCTGTAGTTGAGCTTTCAGCCGGGCTATGCGCAATGTGTAGCCCGGCTTTTTAATGCACGAGCATAATCTCGGCGAACAACGCATAGGAGATCTGCACATGACGGTTAAGCACTTTCGTGCGCATCGCGACGATGAAGGGATCGATCGAATCGAGTTGAGCCTTGAACCGCGCTACAAATCTAGTGAACTGAGCGGCGACGAATGGCGTACATCGTGCGTAGTATCGTTTTATCGAAAAGGCGAGCCGCTGCAGCAGTTTTCGTTCAGTAACATGGAAACTGCGATCCTTGCGCTTGGACAGCTATGGAATAACCGCACTGACTGGAGCCCAATCCCGTTATGGCAGCTAGACGAAACGCAGTGCCATCAGCCATCTTGTGCGCGCAATGCCACGCACTTGTTCGAGGTGCGTAAGCTCTACAGTGCGCAGGGCGAAGGACCGCTACCTGCAGATAGCGTTACGTATCTTGTCGCTTACTGCGATAAACATGTAACGCGCGGCGATGGTGGTCGCGAGGATAGCGACAGCAATCTATCGAAACTCAACGCATAGGAGATAAACCAATGTGCTGCAATTCTAGACAATCCAGGCTGCCAGATTGGCGCGTCGAATGCGTTTGTGGCGGTATGGCTGAGTTGATTGGTCATGATCGCTACGATGCGGTATATCAGCATGAGCACTACACGCACACAGTTGAGTATTACTACGAAAACTACAGCGGCACTTGGAAGCGTATAGGGATGCGGCGTTTCCGACACGCAGAAACCGTATCTGTCGCATTGGGTGCAGACAATAAGGAATACCTTGATGTTCCTGCAACGCAGCGAGTGCCTGCATTGCAAAAGGTATAATCTCATGCAAGACAAACCAACAATTGAGCAGTTACGGCACTGGGTAAACACAGATCTAAATTTCTGCCGCGTGTTTGAGTTGCCATCAACGTATCCGCGCGGTTTTTGTTTTGGCGGCGGATACCCAGTGACTATGTATATAGTGGATTGGTTTAATCCATTGCACGATGATTTATTTGGACCCAGCGGCGTAAAAAGTTATGCAGAGTATGAGAAACGCTTGTATAACTTCGTAGCGTTGAAAAACTACGTACAACACGGACGAGAGTATCTTGTGTTGCTGAGCTTTGGACAAACGCTGTTAGTTACGAAAGAAGGTAACGCAGAATGATCGCGCGAGTACAGCTAACGAATCCAACAAAGAAGTACAAGGTAATTCTTGCGGATCCACCATGGTTTTATAAACACGGCATAGGAAAACGAGGGGCCGCAGTAAATCATTATCCAACAATGACAATTCAAGAGTTAATCGATTTGTGCCCGATGATTGATAATTTAGCGCACGAACACTGCGCATTGTTTTGTTGGGTTACTGCAATAAATTTACCTGAGTCTTTCAAAGTTATAAAAAGTTGGGGTTTTGAGTACAAAACGATTGCGTTTAACTGGGTAAAGTTGAATCAATCGAATGCATTGCCGTTTATGGGTATGGGGAAATACACACGCTCGAATTGTGAGCTTTGTTTAGTTGCTACGCGCGGTAAACCAAAGCGCTTAAATGCAGATGTACATCAAACGTTATTTGCGTATCGCAAAGAGCACTCACGTAAGCCGACAGAGCAGTATGAGCGCATCCAAGCGCTGTATCGCGGCCCGTACATTGAGTTGTTCTGTCGCGGCAGCCCGCATCCTGGTTGGGATGGCTGGGGCAATCAGGCAGTGCAGTCATAATGAGTTTCTGGCGCAAAGAGCCGCCGGTACTGGATAATGGCATCGTCGTGCAAGGCGGTATGTTGCCATCGCAGCGCTTATGGTGGGACTCGCAAGCGTTCATTAAAGCGTTTATCGGCGGCTACGGCAGCGGCAAGACATTCATCGCAGCAAAACGCGCTATAGCGCTTGCACTGCATAATGCGCCTTCGCCGCACTTGATGATTTCGCCATCGTACAAGATCGCAAAGAAGACAACGATACAAGCGCTGCGACAGTTACTCTCTGGTAAGCAATCGCTGCAAAATACACTGCGCTGGAAGCACAACAAAACATCGCATGAGTTTAAGATATGGTTTCGCGGCCGCGAAGCAACGATCTGGGTCGCTTCCGGCGATGATCCCGATTCGCTTAAAGGCCCGAACGTAGGCAGCGGGCATATCGATGAGCCGTTCATACAAGATAAAGAAGTATTAGACCAATCGATTGCGCGTATACGCGATCCGTTAGCGCGCGTGAAAGAGCTAGGGCTTAGCGGCACACCAGAACAACTCAACTGGGGCTACGATATTTGCGAAGGCGAAGAAGCTGCAAATTACAACGTGGATATAGTGCGCGTAGCAACGATGGAAAATATAACACTAGGCGATGCGTACCATAAGCGCTTACTCGCAGCGCTAACGCCTGAAGCAGCGCGCGCTTATATCTACGGTGAGTTTGTGAATCTCACTACCGGGCGCGTGTACTACGGCGTAACAGGCGATAACTTCAAGCACATTGACGATCCTGGCGGCGACTTGTGCGTTGGCATGGATTTCAACGTTAATCCTATGGCGGCTGTTGTGTTCTGGACGCACGGCAATCACATACACTTTATTGAAGAGATTGAGTTACCAAACGCAGATACCGAGTACATGTGCAATTACTTACAGACGCAGCCGCAGTTTCAAAACGCAGACGGAACATGCCGCATAAAGACAGTGTACCCAGACGCATCCGGCGCAAACCGATCGACAAAAAGCCCTGGCGGCAAGTCAGATTTCTACTACTTGAAGCGCGCAGGTTTCACGGTTGATGCGCCGCCGGCGAATCCATCAGTGCGTGATCGCGAGAATGCAGTAAACGGTAAAGCAAATCCATCAACTGGCGAGCCAACACTTACGTTCGAGCCGTCAATGCGTAAAGCACGCGGCTATCTGCATAAGTACACGCACACAGAGAAGCACAAACCGGCGCACCGCGCGATGAGTCACTTATTAGACGCAATGAGCTATCCTGTACATCGCTTGTTCCCAGTAGTGTTCGATCGCGTACAATTGCGCAAGGTCATAGGCCACTAGAAGGAGGTACTACAATGCCTGTTGATTCAAAGCATCCAGAGTACAAAGAGCACATTGATGGCTGGCATCGGTGCCGCATGCTTGTTGCTGGCTCAGATAAAGTCAAACAAGCTGCTGAGTTTTTCTTGCCGCGACTCGGCGGCCAAGACAGCATCATGTATGCAGCGTATAAGGATCGCGCTACGTTTTATGCTGCAGCAGCACGCACAGTCGAAGGGCTGAACGGTGTTGTGTTCCGTAAGCAGCCGTCGATAGCGTTTCCTGAAAGCAAGCTTGATCTACTAGAGCAAGTCACTTCAGATGGTGCGCCGCTACTGTCTTCGCTGCAGAGCACTTTTTCTAATCTGCTTACAGTCGGCCGGCACGGCTGTTTGCTGGATTTTGAAACGTTCAACGGCGCTATCGAGCCGTATATTGCAGCGTATACAGCCGAGTCAATTCTAAATTGGCGCGCATCGCGCGAAGTTGACGGTAAGCACAAGCTAACGATGGTAGTGCTCAAAGAAGATACGTATGAAGTCGATCAAGACGATCCATTCAAGCTTAACGATGTAGAACTGATCCGCACGCTGCAACTGCTTACGCGTGATGAGCTTGAAGTGATAACGCAATCGGCTGTTGATGCGTTTGCTGTTGCATCTACGCAGCGCGTGTATACCGTGATCGAATGGCGCAAGAGCAATAAGAGCAGTGCTAAAGAAGAATGGTTTATATCGAGTGTGCGACAGCCGATTATTCGCGGTAAAACGCTCGATTATATTCCGTTTGTGTTTTTCAGCCCGCGCGAATTAACGCCAGCGTGTGCGAAGTCGCCGATCGCTGATATATGCGATTTGAACGTCTCGCACTACCGCACTAGCGCAGATCTCGAGCACGGCAGACACTTTACTGCGTTGCCTACACCGTGGGTTGCCGGCTTCGACTCAGGCTTAACGCTACGCATTGGCAGTGAAACAGCATGGGTATCAGAGGATCCGAATGCGAAAGCAGGCTATCTCGAATTCACGGGGCAGGGCCTAGCATCGTTAGAGAAAGCGCTAGATCAGAAAGAAGCACAGATGAGCGTGATGGGTGCGCGACTGTTAGAAACGCCGAAGAAAGCAGCAGAAGCGGCTGATAGCCATAGACAGCGCCGAGTTGGCGAAGACAGCATTGTTGCGAGCATTGCTGCAACAGTGTCCGATGGCTATACGCGCTTGCTTACTTGGATGGCCGAATGGATGGCCGTTTCGCAAGAAGAGATTAGCGTAGAACTGAACACTGATTACAGTAATCTACCGATGGATCACAACACGCTAAACGCGCTAGTCGCTGCACTGCAAGCCGGGCGCATCTCTTACGATACATTCATCTACAACCTTGCGCGCGGCGAGTTGCTGCCGGAAGGGCGCACTGCGGAAGAAGAGTTAAATCTTATCGAGCTAGAGAGTCCGCAGCCAGCGCGCGTGCCTGCAGATAACTTAGAAGAAGATGAAGAAGAAGATGATAGCGGCAGTGACGATGACGAAGATGATGACGAAGACGAAGACACTGCGTAAATGAGGGCTTAGTATCATGGCACAAGGCGACGTTATAGAGCAGTATGATGTATACAGACCAAACGGAGATTACTGCACAAGGCTAGAAGTAGAAGCGAGTGCCGTTAAGTCGCTACATCCTGATTGGGCATGGGTATCTGCCTGGACATGGAGCTATGTGCGCGATTACTTGCTATTGCATGGATACCGCGTTGACGAGGTTAGCTGATCATGGAAAGCCTCTCTGATGTGCTTGCTAACGATCTTGTCGATCACTCAGTTGATCTACTGCGCTTAGGCACATCAACACGCAGAAAAGTGCGCGGCGTATTAAAGAAGCTAGAGCTTGATCTACGCGCGAAGATTAAAGAGATCGATCCAAGTGCAACGCCAAGCGCAACGCGCAGATTAGGCAGGCTTTCACGGCTGCTCGAAGCAACAGATAAGACGATCCGTACTTCGTATCGCGAAAACCGCAAGATACTGCGCAGCGAAATGGTAGAGCTTGCTGATATCGAAGTACAAAAAACAATCGGCGCAGTGAATACACAAGTTAAGTTTGATCTGATGAATGTTGTATTAACGCCAGAGCAGTTGAAGTCAGTTGCATCGAATGCGTTAGTAGAAGGCGCGCCATCGGCTGAATGGTGGGGCAGACAATCTGCAGCGCTGCGCAATCGCTTTGCAGATCAAATGCGCATCGGAGTATTGCAGGGAGAAAACGTCAATCAACTTGTGCAACGTGTACGCGGTACTGCAACTGGTAAATTTACTACGTTCGAGATTGACGGTAAGCGGCGCAAGCTGCGCGAGTTTGCTGGCGGGCTGATGGACACATCAACGCGCGAAGCAACAGCGCTAGTGCGCACTTCAGTGCAGCAAGTAAGCAACGATGCGCGCTTTGCAGCGCTCAAAGCGAATGACGATGTACTGAAGGGAGTGCAAGCGCTAGTAACGCTCGACAATCGCACTAGCGAGATTTGTATGGCGCGCAGCGGCGGCGCATGGGACTTCGATGGCAAGCCGCTGCCAGAGTCTGCAACGCAGGAAGCGTTTCCAGGCGCGCCGCCATGGCATTGGAATTGCAGAACAACGTTAGTGCCGCTCACGAAGTCATGGGAAGAGCTATCGAAGAACAAAAAAGTAGCACGGCGCGCAGATAAGTTGTCTGAGCGCGAATTGAAATCAACACAAGCATCAATGGATGGACAAGTTGCAGGCGATCTAACGTATGAGCGCTGGCTAAAGAAGCAGCCGAAAGCAAGACAATTAGAAGTGCTCGGCAAAGGAAAATTTGAGCTTTGGAAGAAGGGCAAGATCACACTGCGCGATCTCATTGACGGCAGTGGCCGGCCGTTAACACTTGCGCAACTGCGCGCAAAAGTTGAAGCGAGTAACGCTTAAAATAACTGCGCAATCACTTACTACAGTGCTATATGTAATGGTTTATAGTGCATAGCGCAGTAAAAAGCGCTATAGCTAAACCCTGCTATAGTCATTCAATGCGTTGCCGTTGCTGATCTGTACTAGATAACTACAATTGCGACTGTACTTGTTTTACTTAGTGCGGCGACGTTGTACAACTTTTTGATCGGAGATCACAATGCTCAAGCGTAAAGTAACTGCATCGGAATATGAGGAACTAGACGATGCAGTCAAAGCGTACTACAAGGAATCCGGCAAGGATTATGTGCTGGATGTTGAAGATGATGGCAGCGCAGCGAAGCTTAAAGAGTTTCGCGAGAACAACATCAAGCTAATGAAGCAGATGGAGGAGCTTCGTGAGCAGGCAGACGCGCTAAAGGATATTGATCCGGACAAGGCGCGCGAAGCACTCGCAAAGATGCGCGAGCTTGAAGAAAGCAAGCTGCTCGAAGCCGGCGAAGTTGATAAGCTCGTAGAAAAGCGCACAGAAGAGATGCGCAAAGAGTATGAGAACAAAATCAAGGCGCTGAATGATGGGCTGCAGGAAAAAGATTCAGAACTGCAGAGCACGAGCAATCGGTTGTCGGAGATTCTGATTGACTCGGAAGTTTCGCGCGCAGTAGGCGAAGTAGGCACCGTGCGCAAAGGCGCATTGTCGGATGTTATGTCGCGCGCGCGCAGTATGTTCACGCTTAAAGATGGCGAACCAGTTGCGTTGCGCGATGGCAATATCGTGTACAGCGCAAAGGATCCGAACAAGCCGATGACAATCTCGGAATGGGCAGGCAAGCTACCGGAAGATGCGCCGCACTTGTTCGAGGATTCGAAAGGCGGCGGCGGGCGCGGCAACGAACGCACTGGACAGCCGCCCGGCTCGAAGTCGATTGACGCAGGCGATCGCGCAGGATTTTCGAAAAATCTTGAAGGGATCGCAAAAGGCGAAGTTACTGTTCGTCAAAGTAGCGGTTGAATGTAGTGTAGGTAGCGCAGCGCGGCCGGCAGTTCTACGCCGCGCTGCGCTACCGGCGCAGTAAGCAGTAAGCGCAGCAAGCAATTTGTTGCGTGCTTTCTCTCTGTCGGCGACAGAGGGCTTTTTGTCCCGGTGGGATCTTGATACTTAGATCACATATGGGGCAATGCAGCCCCATTGTTTAGACGCCATGAACAGGAGAAAGTGAAAATGGCCAATACCCTCACTGAAGTAATTCCGCGAATCCTTGCGCAGGGTCTGCTCGCGCTTCGCGGCGCGACGATCATGCCTTCGCTTGTCAACACTGATTTCGGCACTGAAGCAGCGCGCAAGGGCGCTACTATCGATGTGCCGATCCCGTCTGCGATCACGGTGCAAACGGTAGCGCCTGCGCCTACTGCGCCTGCTACTGCGGATATCTCGCCCACCAGCGTGCCCATCCCCCTTACGCAATGGAAAGAGGCGCCGTTCTATCTCACGGACAAAGATGTGATGGAAGCAATGGACGGCACTATTCCGATGCAGGCATCGGAAGCCATCAAGGCACTGTCGGAAGACGTGAACGCTTACTTGTTTCTGCAGTATCCAGGCGTTTTCGGCTATACCGGCACTGCAGGCACTACGCCGTTTGCGTCTGACACCAGTGATGCAACTGCGCTGCGTAAGATCCTTAACCGACAGTTGGCGCCGCCGCGCGATCGTCGCGTTGTGCTTGATCCGGACGCAGAAGCAAACGCGCTGAATCTGCGTGCGTTCCAGGATGTTTCGTATCGCGGTGATGAAGACGGGATCATCGAAGGCATGATCGGGCGCAAGTTTGGCTTTGATTGGGCCATGGATCAGCAAGTGCCTACGCATGTTGCAGGCACGATCACTACCGGGCTGAGCGCGAAGGCTTCGACTGCGCAGGCAGTTGGCGACACTTCGGTTATCTGCACTACTGCAGCATCCACGGGTGCGGCTGATCTCAAGGTAGGCGATATCGTTTCGTTTGCCGGTCATGAGCAGACTTACGCGCTTACTGCGGCTGCTGTGCAGGCATCGGCTGCTTCGGATGTAACGCTCGAAATTTCGCCTGGATTGCAGACTGCACTGGCTGGCGGTGAAGCAGTGACGGTGCGCAGCACGCATGTTGTCAATCTCGGCTTTCACCGTGATGCGTTTGCGTTCGCTTCGCGGCCGCTCGAAGATCAGAACGTCGCAGGCATGGGCAGCATTATTCAGTCTGCAACGGATCCGGTTTCCGGGCTGAGTTTGCGTCTCGAAGTTTCGCGCGAGCATAAGCGCATTCGCTGGAGTTTCGATATCCTGTATGGCGCTGCGCTGGTGCGTAAGGAACTCGCCGCGCGTCTCGCTGGGTAACTCCAGCGTTATCGTGTTGTAGTGAGGATTTCGGGCAGAGATCCTCACTACTTTTTTCGTGTTTACTCAGGAGAAAGCCAAGATGAAAGTGAATTATCTTCCGACTATGAAGGTTAAGTTTCGCAACCCGAAGACAGGTAAGGCTGCTGCGGACTCTGACATTGTTACGATCAATGTTGATGACTATGACAAGAGCGTGCATGTCGAAGTAAAAGAGCGCGTTGCAGTCGCAGCAGATGAAGACACAGAAGACACTGGCGATGCTGGCGCTGATTCAGCCGGTGCGTAACTGCAGGCTTTGCAGTGCTCGCTAAACAAGCTTAGGAGATACGCAAATGGCAGGCTGGACGAACCGCGGCAAGCACCGCATGTTGAACGGATGGTTTCGCGGCGCAGCGATTCCAACTAACTTTTTTGCAGCGTTGATCACTTCGGCTGCTGCGCCGGTAGCCGATACAGATACGT